CCCGCGGCCGCGGCGGCCGGAGGAGGAGGTGGAGCTCCACCCGCGGCCTTCGCGGCCTCCTCCGTGGCGAGCTCCTCGCGGAGCTTCGCCATCTTCGCCTCGAACGGCCGGAGCTCCTCGGCCGGCGGCGGCGGCTCACCGCCGCCCTCCCCTCCGCCTTCCCCTTCCCCCCCGCCGGCCCCTGCGGCGTCGTCGTCCTCGGTGTCACCGACGAGGAGCGGGAGCGCGAGGAGCGACTCCGGGCTCTGACCGAGCACGGCGAGGAGGAGGAGGACAGCACCGGCGAGGAGCCTATCGAGACGCATGTTACGCCACCTGTTCGGGGGAAAGCTGTTCGGAACCGGGCTCGAGGAGGCGCACGGCGTTGGCCTCGATCGCGGCGGCCTGCTGCGCGGCCGCGCCCTGGACCTGGCCCTCGACCTCGAGCTGGCGGCCCGCGGCGAGGAGCTGCGCCTGCTGCTGCGCCAAGAGGAGGCGCTTCCGGTAGAGCACCATTTCCTGCATGATCGCCGGGTCGATCTTGAGGTACTCGGGGCTCTTGAGGAACCGCTCGAGGACGTGCAGGAAGATCCCGTGATCGTACCACTCGAAGATCGGGATCTCCGTCGCCGGAGCGCCCTGGATGAGGCGGCCGACGAACTGCTCCGCGCTCGCCCGGTCGGCTCCGCCCGGCCGCGAGGCGCGGCCCATGTGCGGGAAGCGGGATAGATCCAGGAATGTGTTGATCGCGGTCGGGGAGACCGGATCGCCCCATACGCCCGCCTGCCAGAAGCGCATCATCCGGTCCTGACGCTCGCCCCTGCCCTCGGGCAACATCGACTCGATCTCGGGGATCGCGTTGACCGTGCCCTCCTCGAAGAGCTGAGGCCAGACCGTGATCGTCCTGGCGATGTTGTCCTCGCCGACGACCTGGATCGCCTTCTCCTGATCGAGGAAGAGCGGGTACATCACCTTCCAGTCCTCCGCCATGCGCGCGAGCTCGAGCACCATCCGTCGCATCGGTCCCGAGCTCGGCCGATCGGCGTTGAAGCGGAGCTCGCTCACGAGCTCGCCCGAGGCGCTCTTCGTCGGCGTGTTGCCCTGCGTGCCGGAGATCGAGCCGAGCATGTCGACCTCTTCCGCGAGCCGGTCAGCCGACTCGTAGACCTCGGGACCGAGCCGGCCAGGGTGCACGAACTCGATGATCGGCGCCTTCGACTTTGACCTCGATGCGAGGACCTGGAAGCCGGGGACGTTCTTCACGTCGCCGTCCTTGATGCCCGAGTCCCGGTCGATCACCTGGATCGGGTTCGCCACGAGCGTCGCGTGCTGGATCCCCTGCGCGTGGAGCCGGTTCCGCGTCCTGATCGGTCCGTTGAGCATTTCCTGGCTGCTCGAGCCCTGCGGCCTGCCCGGGAGGTTGTGGAAGTCGAAGCAGCGGATCGGGCTCGTGTACTTGAACGGCGCCGTGCGCGGCCCGTCCCGGACGCACTTCTTCGCGCCGGTCACGATCGTCAGCCGCCCGCCGGGCGACTGGCCCGGGATCCGCTGCGTCCCCGGGAACCGGCTCGGCCGCTGCCAAAGCTCGTAGACGCTCACGAACTCCGTCGACGTCGCCGACTCGAGCGTAGCGCCCCTGCGCTGCTCGGCCGAGCCGAAGAGGCCGGCGCCGTGCAGGAGCCGCCAGATCACGCCCACGTCGTCGCCGGTCTGCCCACCGCGCACGTCGGGCTCGAGCTCCATGCCGAAGGCCTCGTAGGCCTGGAGCGGCGTCAGGAGCGAGCGCTGCATGTGCCAGGCCTTCTTGTGCCACGGGATCTGCTGACCCCATTCGCCGCGCACCTCGAGGCACGTCAGGACGTCGACCTCGAGCGCGCCCTCGTAGAAGACGTGCGGCTCGCCGTTCTCCTCGACCACCTCTCCCCCGTCCTCCTCGAGGAGGCGAGCGCGCGGGTTGCCCTGTTCGTCGAGCGGAACGTTCGGGATCTCGCGCTGGATCGGCATACCGTCCGCTCCGAGGATCTCGGTCCCGTCCGCGCGGAGGAGCTTGAGGATCGCCGTGTCGATCGCCGCGATCGCGTCGCCCTGCATCGCGTCGATGCGGCTCTTGAGGTGGGCCCTGCCCGAGGGGATGAGCCAGGCCGTCAGTCGGTCGAGGACCTCGAGCATCCCGACGTTGTTCCAGGTGTGCTTGAAGAGCGGGTCCATCACCTCGGCGAGCTCGGCGTCGATCCGATCGGGCCCGGGCTGCCAGGAGATCACCGGCGGGTTCTCGTTCATCCGCGCCTGCGTCAGGATGAACCAGAGGAAGAGGCGGTTGAGGACGGGCATGTGCCGCCACCTCTTCTCGTCGTCGTTCAAGTGCTCGGCGAGGTCGACGTAGCGCTGGCGGAGCTCGCTCCAGACGATCCAGTGCTGGCCGAGCAGCATCCGGACGTTCTCCTCGACCTGGCGGTCCCGCTGGCGGAGCTTGTCGTCCTGCTCGTGCCAGAGGCCCATCACCCACTCGGCCCGGATCGCATCGGCCACGTCGAAGGCGAAGGGATCCTCCCGCATCCGCGGGATGTCTGCGATCCGGGTGAAACGCTGGCCCTTCGCGGTGGCTGAGCTCAAAGGGGCCGGTAGCTCGCGATGTAGACCTCGAAGGCGTCCTTCTTGCCCGGAGGGACGGGGCGCCAGATCGGCTTGGGGAGCTGCGGGGGCGGGTGATACGTGTGGGCGGCGTGCCCAGCCTCGAGCGCTCGAGCGACCGCGGTGAGGCCGAGGCCTCCGGCCATGCGAAGCAGGAAGCCGCGGCGATTCGTCTTCATGGGCCCGAACGTGTCAGGGCCCGAGCTCAGCCCGCTATTCGGAGAACTCCGAGGCCCGTCGCACGAGCACCCACACGAGGACGCGAAGCGCCGGGCTGAGCTTCGGCTCGAAGTCCGCGGGCAGCTTACGGTTGATCGCGGTGACGTGCGCCTCCGCGGTCCGCCACGAGACGGGCGGGTCGAGCGTGCGCGCGACCTCCCGAAGTGAGCGAGCTCCGCCGGCGATCACCTCGAGGACGTCGAGCTCGCGGGGGGTCAGCTCTCTTGAATCCACCCGCCCCCTCCACTGTCCGTCCCGGCCCTGGCAAGGAGCCTGTACCACTCCTGCTCTGCCTGCTGCCGGGAGCATCCGGTCTCGTACATCGTTTGCTCGAGGAACTCCGCCGGCGCCTCGGCGAGCTCGCCCGGGACGCCGAGCGTCTCCTGATCCTCGGCCAAGCGCACGATCGCCCGCGGCGGCTCGTCGACCTTGAGCACGCCCTCGCGGCGCTGCGCGTCCTTGCGCCGGCCACGCTCACCGAGCCAGAGCCCGAACGCGAGGCCTGTCATGCCCGCGAGCGCTGTCAACAAAACCTCGGGTGTCACGAGCGCCTCCGGATGGGGGTGTCTGAGGCGCGGAGGTCCATCAGCCGGTTCGCCCCGTGGATCACGGCGATCGCTCCCGGCTCCCTGCTCCACCGCGGCTCGAGGAGCTGGTGCATCTGCCCGTGACTCCGGGCGTAGACGTGCACCTCCGCGGTCGGGTTGTAGATCGCGTAGAACGGGCTCACGCGGCCCTTCTCCTCGTACCGATAGCGGTGGCGGAAACAGGCGCCGTCCTCGAGGCGCTGCTTGATCGGCTGCCAGCTCCGGAGCTCGGTCAGGCGCGGTCGCTCGTATCCCTGGATCGTGAAGTAGCTCGCCTCGATCGTGTAGAGGAACGTCGGCCTGATCCGGTCGTCGGAGTCGAGCGTGCTCTGGATGTCGTCGCGTCCAGGCCCGAAGTGCTGGAGGACCTCGAGCGCGTGCGTCCAGCCGCCGTCCCGCACGATCCGCTCGATCGCCTCGAGGTGCCGCTCGTGAGCTCGCCACGCCCAGGCGATCACGACGTCGGGCTTGAGGTTCTTCGCCGCGGCCACCATCGCCGGGATACACGTCCGGCGCGCGAGCTCCATCCGAGCGCGGAAGTGCTTGTCGTCGTCGTAGCACTGGCGCGTGTAGACCGTGTGGAAAATCACTCGCGGCGCTCGAGCGGAGTGCAGACAGGGTGAACGTGGAGGTCGAGGCCGAGCTTCGTGAGGTGCTTGGCCCGGCCGGCGAACTGGCGGCGGAGCTCGGAGCGGAAGCCGGTTCGCTCGTCCTGGGTCAGGCTGGCCGGGTGCACGCGGCGAATGTAAAGCGAGCGGTTGATGGCGCGCACGGGGATCTGGAGCGCCCTCGCCCGGAGGATGAGGTCGTGATCGGCCGCCACGGGCCACGGCCGATAGCCGCCCAAGCGCTGCCAGGCGCCGTGGGCGATGATCGCAACGCCTCCCTTGTAGCCTGCCCGCCGGCGGATGATGCGCCCGTCCTCGCGCACCTGGGTACGCCCTCCGCCCGAGATCCCATCCGGTCCGACGCCGGCGAGGAGCTCCCTCAGATAGCTCGGCCGCATCACGTCGTCCGCGTCGAAGATCGCGTAGGCCTCGGCCGCCTCGAGCTCGACGAGGCTGTTCCGCATGATGTAGGGCCCGACGTGCTCCCGGGCGTACCAGTGAGCCCTCCCGGCCTTCGTGAGCGTCCTGGACGTCTCCGGGCAGGCGTCGACGCCGATCCGGAGCGAGTACTCCCACCCCGGACGAGCCTCCTGGAAGTCGATCGACTCGAGCGCCTTGCCGATCCACTTGCTCGCCCCCCGGGCCGCCATGACGACGGAACACTCGCCCCCCGTGTCCGGAGGCGCCGGCGGGCGACGGACCGAGCCACGGCGGCCGCGGCGCCGGGGAGGGCCCGGCATCAGTCCACGACTTCGAGGTTCGCCTTCCGCTCTTCGTCGGCCGCGAGCGCGTTCTGACGCACGGCCCAATCCTCCGCTTCCCACCGATCGCGGAGCGCGAGCTGCTGCCAGGGCGAGAGGTTCCTCGTCCGGCCGACCTGGCCGCCGAAGAGCTGACGCCATTTCCTCAGCATCCACGCCCGAAGCCCGCGCTCCGGAAGGACGACCTCGTGGTGATACCACGCGAGCAGCTCCCACACCTGATACCTGCGGGAGTACTCCCGCCCGTCCGGCGGGAAGCGCCACTCCCGGATCGGCGGCATCGGCGGGAGCCGCATCGCCTCGAGCCGCTGCTGCGCCTGCCGTTCGAGCTCCTCGCGCACCAGCGCGTTCTTCGGGCCCCTCGCCATCAGTCCTCCGCCTCCCTTGGTCTGCACCAGTGACACACGGTTGGGCTCGCGAACGCGAAACGCCCACACCTCGAGCAGCCCACCGACCCATCGCCGTACGGTGGGCGATTGGCATTTTTCCCTACTCCCGCCTCACTCGATTTTCTGACGTTATTTAATGGCACGGCCTTGCCGAGCACGCCGGCGAACCGCGTGAAGAGGTCCTCTTCCAAGCCCCCTACGGCTCCCTCAAGAGCGCACGCACGACCGAGACGAAGAGGTAGTCCTTGCGACGCTGGAGCTCGGGGAGAAGGGCGTACGGCACGAGACACGGGTGCAGCTTCGCCTCCGGATCCTTGTCCGGCCCGTAGGTCCACCCCTCCTCGAGCTTCCCCTGCATCCAGCGCGCGTGAGCGTCGATCGGGTGGGCGAGCGGGTTGGCGACGAGGAACTCCACGCCCTCGATCGAGGCCGAGCGCTGCCACTCCGGCGCCTCGTCCCAAGGGAGCTGAGAGTCGTCCCCGATGGTTATGCAGTACGCGCGATTCGCCTCGTGGACGACGCGGGCGATCGCCTTCACGGGCGGGAGAAGCGCCTTCTCCTGGATGCGCGGGGCGCTCACCCGTGCCTCGCGATCCCCGCGTTCGCGTGCATCACGGCCTCCTCGAGGCGCGTGAGCGCCGTCGACTGCTCGCGGCCGGGGGGGACGAGCTCAACGATCGCGCGAGCCAGCGCCTTCGCCTGACCGCGGAGGAGCGCGTAGGCCTCCGGCTGGCCGTCCTTCGGAGCGTGGTACGTGAAGTCGCTCTCAATGCGCCCCAGGAGCTGGTTGTGTTGGACGGTCCGCGGCGGCTGCTCGACGCGCTCGAACTCCCCATGTCCTCGAGGAGCTGCGTGACCGATCGGTGGAGCACCCTGAGCCTGACGATCGAGCTCCTTGAGATCCGGGTCCGTGTCGCCCTTCATCGGTCGGCCCGACCGCGGGGGATGCCCGCCCGGCGGCCCTTGCGCCCCGTGGCTGGCGCGGTCCGCGGCGGCGTGTCGACGCGCTCGAGCTCCTTGAGCTGTTTGGGCGTCCCGTGCATCCTCGACTTCCTCCCCTTCTTCCCGTACCCGATTCCCTTCGGCATTAGTCGATCCTCTCGATGATGGAGGGGTTGATCGCCGGGTCTCTCGGCGATGGAGTGTCCCGGATTCTACGGTGCTCGAGCTCGGCCAGCAAAGCCTCCTTGTCCCAGGCGCCGAGCTCCGTCTCCTCCTCGGGGTGGATCCGCTCGCGCACCCGGTTCCAGAGGAGCACGGAGTCGCCCTTGTCGGGGCTCCGGCCGAGGCGTTTCATGACCTCCGCCTTCTCCTCGACCTGGATCTTGCCAAGGACGCTCTTCCAGCGGATCGAGCGGAGATCCTCGTGGAGCTCCTGATCGGGCGGGAGCGCGATCCGGTTCATCTGGAGGTCGAGCGCGAGCCGCCACGCCATCGCCGCGCGCTCGTTCCGGTAGAGGACCTCCTCGCGCACGACCTCGCCCTTCTCGTCGAGCAGCGTCTCGTCGATCGAGGGCACCGCCAACGAGCCCGGGTTGATCGCCTGCACGTAGATCCCGAGCTCCTTGAGCTTGTCGACCGTGCCGCCGCCGTAGCCGCCGCCGACGTCGACGCCGACGTGGCGCTCGTGGATGTCGCGCGTCGTTATCATCACCGCGAGCCGCACGCCGAGCTGCGCGACGTCGGGGCAGGGGAAGGAGATCACCTCGTCGAGGTGCGCGCCAAGCCCGTCCGCGATCGCCGCCTTGTCGCCGTCCTCCGAGCGCGCGACGTCGACGCCGAGCCCCGGGAAGCCCCACCGAAGGTCCTGAGCCCGCCAGCGGTCGGCCGCCCGGTCGAGCCAGACCTGGCGGATGAGCGCCTCCTGGTGCTCCGGCGGGCTGATCCCCCGGACGCGCGACTGGTAGTGCCGATGCTCGACGCCGTAGCGGCGGAGCCGGCGCAGGATCGACGCCCTCGAGACCGCGCCCGGTACGATCATCACGTCGCCCTTGACGTCGCTCCACTCCGGGTCGCGGGCGTTGTTGCAGACGATGTTCGGGTGATCGAGCGCGCTGATCCGGATGTGGACGGTCGACTCGAGCTCGCAGAACTGGTGCAGCGCGTCGTCCTGGCTGTCCGGGTTGCCGACGTAGGTGCGGAGGTTGTGGGGCGCCGTGCAGGTATTCTCGAGGCCCTGCGACGCCGCCTGGTGGAACTCCTGCGCCTCCTCGACGCTGATGTGCATGTGGGGCGCGTGCATCCCCGCGGCGCCGGCGGCGATCTCGGTCGCCGCGCCCACCTCGACGCCCTGACCGAACGCGCCCCACCCCACGCTGTCGCCCTCGCGGAGCTTGCCGTCCATCCGGATCCGGAGGGCCCCGAGCGTCGCGGAGGGGAAGAGGACCTTGAATCGGGGCCAGAGCTTGCCGAGCTCCATCCACGAGTACTCGCTGAGCTGGTCCTTCTTCGAGGCGAAGTCGAAGCAGCGCGCGCCCTGCCAGGACGCCAGAAACCACAGCTTCACCAACGCGAGCCCGAAGCTCTTGCCCGTCCCCGTCCCGCTCTCCACACCGACGTCCTTCCACTCCGCCGTCGCCCGGAACCATGCGGCGAGCGGGTCCGGCGTGCCGTCCCATATGTGGCCCTCGTACTCCGGGAGCTCGCTCCACACCAGCGTCTCGCGACGGATCCCGAGCTCGGCCGTCATGAAGCCGATCGGGTCGTCCTGGTAGTGCGCCATCCCGGGCGGCGCCTCGGCGGCCGTCACGATCTCCGCCCCAGCCTTGCGGATGCCCTCGGCCACCATCGAGCGCGGCCGCTGCTCCCACCACGCGCCGGCGAGCGGCGCCGAGCTGCTCCGGTCGGTCACAGCTTGAGGCCCTTGTAGACGTAGCGGAAACCGTCCATGATCGGCCGCTCGCGGATGTAGACCACATCGCTCGGGCGGAGCGGGGCCTTCACCGCACGGACGCTCGGGATTCCATTCTCCGCCACCCACAGCTCGGACGGAAGAACGCCTCCGAGGGTGAGCTCCTTCCCGTCGAAGGGCCCGCCGATGAAACGAGCGATCAAGGGACCTCGATGCGGAGCCAGTCCTCGAGGATCTGCTCGCGGACGCGCTCGTCGTGCACCCTCGCGTTCACGGCCCGGCCCATCGCCTGCATCACCCGGTAGAACTGGCCCCTGGGGATGTACTTATCCGAGGTCGCGCGCTCGATGCGGAACACGATGCGGCTGATCGCCTCCAGGAGCGGCGTGAGCTCCTGGAGGTCGGGCACCCGGCCGGGCCGCTCATCCCCTCCCCTCGAGGCGTTCCAGGCGAGCACGGCCTCGCGCAGGGCCGTGAAGCGCTCCGTCCAGTCGACGAGGATCGCGCGGGCGAGCGTGAGCTCGGGCACCACGTCCAGCGGGTTCGCGAGCGTCTCGAGCTCGGCGATGATCGTGGCGAGCCGCACGTCGGAGACCGTCGAGTAGATCCCGCTCCGGAGCCGCTTGTCGCGGTCCTCGTGCTTGATCCCGCCGTGTAAGAAGCAGGCGCCCTTCCCGACGTGCACGGTCCTCCAGCCCGCCGGCTGCGTGCAGAGGCCTCGGCCCTTCTTACGGGGCCGGCCGCACGTCGGGTAGGGGCGCTTGTAGAGCTCGCGATCGAAGGCCGCAAGCGCTGTCGAGTGACCGTCCTTGGGGCCTTCCATCATCGGGTCCGTGTCCGGAGCGCGCCATCATGGGGTCCCAAGGTTGGCCGGCTCCTCGATGATGATGCGGCCGCCGAAGCGGTGGGAGGTCGTGTTGGAGCTCGGGATGAGAGCCCGCTCCATCGCGAGCTGGTAGACGCGCTCCTTCTGCTCGCCGAGCGTCGCGCCCTCGATGTCGCGGCCGTGGAGATCGCCGTGTCCGTCGAGCCAGACGTGGGGAGGCGCGCTCATTCGGGGTCGGCCGTCATGAAGCCGATCGAGTCGAGCCCCGACGCCTCGAGCGCTGTCCTGATGGCGTTGACCGTGAGCCCAGCGCGCTCGATCGCGCGGAGCGCGCACTCCTCCCGGCTCACGCCCTCGACGATCTCGTGGAGCAGCCGGAGCGCGAGCTGGAGGTCCTCCACGGCGGCGGTCGAGGGCCAGAGCCTCGGGTCCTCCGCCTGTTCGGCGACGACCCTGCGGAGGTGCTCGAGGACCTCCTCGGGGCTCACCATGGCATCCCCTCCCGGCGACGCGCGAGCTCGTCCACGAGCTCCCCGAGGTCGTAGGCCTCCGGCTTACAGGCGGGGCAGGGCGCAGCCTCCGCTCCGCAATCGCATCCGTAGTGCGGCACGTTCGGGTGCCGGCGGCAGACCGTGAGGGTGGAAAAGCACCGGGGACAGAAAAACTCGAGCTGGCGCCGGAGCTCCTCGGGGAGCTCGGCGACGGGGAGGCTCACCACTTCGCGGACGAGGTAGACCAGCCCCACGAGGGCGCCCGTCGCAATGAAGCCGATCAACACGCCCATGGCGATGCGAAGGATGTCGACCGCCACGAGCGAGCTCCAGGTCAGGGACGGGAAGCGGGGTCGTGGGCCCGAAGGTGCGCGTGCAGGGGCTCGGGCGGCAAGGCCTCCTCGAGGATCCTCCGCTCACGGGCGTAGTCCTCTTCGATGATCGCCGCGTGGCGCGGACGGTCGGCCTCCTCCTCCTCCAACTCCCGCCGGCGCTGAGCCGTCGCGACGAAGTAGCGCGTGAGCGCGTACTCGACGATGTGGGCCAGGAAGCTCGGCCGCTCGAGGTGGAGCGCCTCCGCTTCGGCCGCGAGCTCGTCCGGGAGCTCTATCGCGATCGTGACCGCCTTCATGGGGACCTCCCGTAGATCATGTTGCGGCCGTCGAGCCGGCGGCCGACGTAGCCGTACGGATCGAGCAGATCGCCGACCATCGCGGCCCGGTCGCCGCCACTCCCGCTCTCGACCTCGACGATGAGCGTGGGATGATACCGCTCGATCGTCAACGCCGCCCCGAGGAGGACGAAGGGCTCGTGGCCCTCGACGTCGATCTTGATGAGCGACACCCGCCGCCGCGGCGCGAGCCGGTCGATCGTCACGATCTTCGTCGGGCCGCTGGGATCGGCGGCGCGGAGCTTGCCCGTCGAGCAGATCCCCTTCCGCTCGTCCGTGATCTCCATGGAGCCGGTGCCACGGAAGGCGCCCGCGGCGACGTTCATGACGCGGGCGTGGCCCGTCGTGAATCCGTTGTGCCCGAGGTTCTCGATGAGGCGGAGGTAGCCGGAGGGGTTCGGCTCGAGCGCGATCACCTCCCGGGCGCCGGCCTGGAGCGCGAGGATCGTGAAGAGCCCCGTGTACGCGCCGACGTCGATCACGGACCCGTCCGGATCCGCCACGATCGCGGCGAGAAAAGCGGCAACCGTCTCGGGCTCGAAGCTGCCCTTGCCTTGGTCGACGAAGAGCGCGATCCGGTCCCGCTCGAGCCGGAGCTCGACGCCGTGAACGAGCGTCACTCCTCCCGCCAGGCGTCGACGTCGATGCAGTACTTCTCGGCCAGCATGATCGCGGCGATCCGATCGGCCGCCTTCGGAGACACCCGCCCACGGAGGCGGACGTGGACTTCCGTGGCCCCGTCGAGGCGCGTCAGCCGGAAGTCGCCCCACGGGCCCTCGAGCGTGAGCTCCTCCGTGGCGGCCCCGTCGGTTGGATTCTCTTCGTCCTCCATGAGTCTCGCGATGTGCCTCGGGAGCGCGAGGGTGCCATCGCCCCACGGGCCGCGGGGCTCTGCCGCTGCCAATGCAGGATGAGGCGCGCTCGGCGACGCATCTTTTTCCGTCCCATCGTCTTCCGGCCCTGGATGCTTACCCCCCACCGAGGCATCGCTTTCGGGAGAGGACTTGAGTACGAAGACGCCGTGTTCCTGGATGAGCTCTTCCGCGCTCGGCGGTGGGCTCGCTCGAGCCTCGAACTCCGCGGGTGACATTGGCTCGGTGTCTGGCGGGGTGATCGACTTCATGAGCTGCTCCAGTGTGAGTGTCCCCGTCCAGCCCGCGCGGTGGAGTGCCGGCCGGATGTGCCCGTACCACGTCTGGCTCATCGTCGAGCCGAAGATGCCCTCCTCCCACCCCTTCGCATAGAGCTCCTCGACGAGCGCGGCCAGCTCCGGGACCTCGATCCCCCCCAGGTCCGCGCCGTTGATGATCCCGTCGCAGAAGTCCGCCGCGATCGGCTTCCCCGGTTTCCGCCCTCTCTTCGGCGCCGGTCCCGCTCGCCTCTTCTCGTAGTCCGCCTGACGGTCCTTGAGCGCGTCCCGGATGTAGCCGACGAGACGCTCGATGCGCTCGCTCGAGTATGAGCTGAGCGAGGCCCGGAGGGCGAGCGCGTCGGAGATCGCCCGCTCCGTCACCCGGAGCCGGTCAGAGCCGAGCCAGAGCTCGGTCGCCATCCGTCCGGCAGTCTGCCGGTCGTGGGCCTCTTCGTTCCGGGCGAGCGAGGCCTCGCGCTCCGCCGCCAGGTCGATCTCAGACACGGGATAACGGACGCCGCCGCACCTCCGGCGGGAAGAGGCGCGCAATCGCCCGCACGGCGACGAGCGCGGTCGTGCGGCACGTCCGGAGCGCGGGCGCCGGATCGCTCTCGAGCTCCACGAGGATGCGCTTCGCGCGCTGCGCGTGTTGGAGCGCCCGGCCGAGGTCGATGATGATGTCGTCAAGCTGCTGAGCCGTCATGGGCTTCCCTCCTGAGCTTCTCGAGCTCCTTGATGCGGGCCTGGATCTCCGGCCGGCGTAGTAGGCGGACCGCGGCGGTCGTCGCCACGGGTCCTGTTGACTTGTACCCGGCCGCTTCGTACGCCCGGGTGGCGTTCCTACGTGGTTTCTCCCTCCACGTCGAGGAGCTCCCATTCTTCGGCGGGTGGCCCTGGACGTAGAACTGGCAAAAGAGCTCGTGGCGGACTTTCTCGAGGCGCCCCACGTCAGTCCTTGTACGCGAGCGGGAGCTCGGCCCGGTCCAGCCGCGGCCTCCGCCCGTACTCTCGATCGACCGCGAGGCCGTCCCGCTCGAGCGCGTCGAGCGCCTGGCGCAGCCGGCCGAGCGCGATCCGGTAGTCTGGCGCCGGCGGCGCGGCGTCATGTCTCGAGGCCTCGCACCACGCCGAGCGCCTGCTCCGGACGATCTCGCGCGTGAGCGCGTTCCTGCTCGTACCGCACCGGCCGCACACCTGTTGCGGCGTGTGCAGCGGACCCTCGGGCGTCTTGACGACAGCGACCGAAGGCCCTCCCCACTGGTGATGGAAGATCATGGCGCACCTCGCGCGCAGAATGTTCACGCGATACTATCATAACGATCACCTGAACCCCTCGGAAAGGAGCAGGACCTATGGCTGAGCACGAGTCGTACCCGAACGTCGACGGCTTCTACGACGCCCACCCCGCCGCACGGCTCTCCCCGGAGTCCGACTATGGCGTGTGGTGGAAGGGCCCGGACGGCGACAACTGGCGCGTGACGTACGTGCACGAGACCGGGCACGTCTACGCGATCGGCCAGGGCGGGACCCGCTCCGGTCGGATGGTCCTCGGCGGCGAGGACGTGCTCGTCGTGAGCGCCGGCAAGCTGAGCGGCCCCGTCGTGATCCTCGGCCAGCTCGCGCCGTTTCCGCGGGAGCTCGAGGAGGCGACGCGCCGAACGAACCGCTACGGCGTCGCTCCTCCGGGTCCGGCGGAGGCGGCACTCGACGGATGGGTGCAGAAGTGCGGCGAGCAGGGCTCCCTCGAGTGGGCGCTCGATCGCGTGCAGAGAGCCCAAGTCGAGCGGCTCTCGCGCGAGCGGAGCTCCGAGCTCATTCAGCGATCCCTCGACGACAACGACCGGGGGGCCTCATGAAATACTGTATCTGCGGCGAGGTAGTGGAGAGCCACGTCACTTTCCATTGGCTCACCACCGAAGAAGGCCACTACGTCAACGACGAGAAGGCTCGGGCGAAGGAGAACCGGGACCGCCTCGAGGTCGAGCGGAACGGCCGCGCGGAGTGGCCGGTCAACCTCCAGCGTGCCGGCGCGCTCTTCGGTTCCCCGCCCAACCGGGCACCCGCCTTCCTGGCGGTCCCCTTGAAGCGCTTGTGGACGCCGGAGGACAACCTTCGCCGCGCGGGAAACGCCGTGATGCGGGACCTCGGCTACGCCGTCTACGACCTCGAGCAGGGCTACCGGAAGGATGGCTCCAGCCGGCAGACCGTGGGCATCGGCGACTGCTACTTCATCGGCGACGTCGTACAGGGCTGGATCGAGTACAAGCGGTGGGACAACGAGCCGTCGCAGGCGCAGTACGCCTTCGCTCGCGAGGTCCTCGAGGCCGGCGGGATCTATCTGCTCGTCTACGACACCTACCAGCTCGCCACCTGGCACCAGTGGGAGGCCTGATGCGGAAACGCCGGAAGGTCCCGACGAAGGAAGAGAAGCTCGCGGCCGCGGTCCACGACGCGGCGAGCGCGCTCAACATGGCGATGCAACTCGCGGCTCGAGAAGGCCTCCGCGTCGAGGTGACCGTCCGCCGGCCCGACCGCCTGCTCCGCCGTATCTTCATCGACTGTACGGTGAGCATCGAGCTCGGGCCCACGAAGGACCCGGCTCAGGGCGACGACTTCTGAGGAGGTTCCCCGTGGCCGACAAGCTGCTTTACCTCATCTTCGGCGCTGCGGCGGGCGCCTGGCTCTTCCAGAGCTGCGGGCCGGCCGACTTCATCGCCTTCCCGGAGGTGATCGTGCCCGCGGCGCGCATCGTCGAGCGCGAGCCGCCGCCGCGGCCGCCGACGATCATCGAGCGGATCGTCTACGTGGCCCCCAGGCCCGTCCAGGTCGCTCGGGCCCCCGGAGGGGCCTCCGACGCGCTCAGCGCGTTCTGCGCCCCCGTCACGCTCGTCCAGGGGCCGGATACGGTGGTGGTGGTCGACACCGTGCTCGTCCTCCGGAGCGGGGTCTACTCCGAGGCCTGGCTCCCGGGTCGGAAGGACGAGCTCCGGCTGACCGGCTTCACGAACGTCGGCGACCTCGAGGAGCGGACCTTCCGCACCCGGGGCAGCTTCGACTTCACCACCGCGGGCGGGAGCGAGGTGATCGTCCGCTACGGTCGCCTCGCTTTCGTTGGGGACCTCGTAGACGCCGGCGCCTACGGCTGGTCCCTGTTCTCACTTCTCCGCGCCGGCGTGGAGGCCTTCCGATGATGATGTGGACGGGGGATGAGGAGTATCTCCCCAAGAAGGGCGACGTGATCGAGGCGACGATCAAGTTCCCGCGGCACGAGGCACGGCGGGAGTGTCGCGTGACTACGGTGGGAAAGCACGGGCTCAGCAACGGGACCGTGCTGATGTTCGTGCACGGCCTCTACCGCACGAACCGCGGCGACTGGAGCACCGTCGAGCGCGTGCTGAAAGAACCGTGGACCTTCCTCCGGAGCGAGCCGTGAGCCAGAGGAGCCTCTTCCCTGATCCCGAGGAGGGCCGGCGCCGGCGGGACGCGGCGCTCGCCCGCGTCGAAGAGAACGCCGGCGAGACGTGGATGGCGCTCGCCTGGCAGGCGCTCCTCGACGTCCTTGAGGAGGCGCCCATGGAGTTTACGTCAGAGCGCGTCCGCGAGCTGCTCACAGAGCGGGGCCAGTGGCCGCCGCCAAACGCTCCCCAGGCAAGCGGGGCGATCATGACGAAGGCTCGGAAGGCCGGCCTCATCGTCGACACCGGCCGCTACACCACGTCAGTCTACGCGAGCTCGAACAACATGCCCAAGCGGATCTGGAGGAAGGTCCGATGAAGGTCCGCCATTGCCGCGGCTGCTCTCAGCCGATCATCTGGACCGAAACCCAGGCGGGGAAGCGGATGCCCGTCGACGCGAAGCCCTCGAGCGAGGGGACCTTCGTGCTCCTCAAGGCGAGCGACTACTTCGCGCTCCCGGCGGAGGACGAGACGGCGCCGATCGCCGTGCACGTCGCCAAGGCCCACGTCCACCTGACGCCCGAGCAGCTCGAGGGCCGCGATCGCTACGTCCCGCACCACGCGACTTGTCCCGACGCCAAGAGCTTCCGGTGAGGAAGTGGAGGTGGATCGTCTCGAGCACGGGCTACGCGACCGACACGTACACCGTCCGCGAGGCGAGCGGCATCCAGGAGGCGCTCGATCGTTACCTCGAGGCGCACCCCGCCTGCCTCAAGACCGGCGGCTTCGTGGGCGTCGTCGATGCGGACACGGGCCGGGAGAGCCGCTTCCGCATCCGGCCACCGAAGAAGGGAACGACGTGAGCGCCTCGTTCGGTTGGCCCAAGCTCAGCGTCACGCTCCCCGAGCGCTGGAGTCAGCTCTTCCCGCTCGAGTGGGGGATGTGCGAGTCGTGCGGCGCGGAGGGCGAGCTCTTCACCAAGGAGCTCGTGGTCTGGCAGGAGCAAAGCGACACCGATCGACCGACGCCCGTGGCTGTGGTGCTCTGTCCGAAGTGCTCCAAGGCGCTCGTGCCCCCGCACCCGCGGCTCTACAGATCGGTTTGGCCGAACGCGCCGCTGCCGGGGGTGATGGAGCTCTGCCGCGGCTGCCGGAAGAGGGCCGGCTACCGCTGCACCCACCCGGACTTGACGACGAACGGCGGGCCCGGCCTCGAGACCATCTACCCGGCCCCGTCGCGGGCGCACTTGAACTACGGCGGCGGCCGCGGCGAGTGGGTACTGCTCTGGAACGGGCCGCCTACGTCATGCGCTGGCCGGCTTCCGCACGACGAGTAGGCTCGCCGAGGAGAGCATCCAGTCCGCGCCGGTCGCGAGGAACTCGACGTCTCTCGCCACGCACGAGCCCGGCGCGTGGAGGTCCTCGATCGCGTAGAAGCCTCCGGGCCGGACGTGCGGCCACAGCGCCTCGAGGCTGACGAGCTGGTCCCAGGCCTTGTGCGATCCGTCGTCGATCACGACGTCGAAGGGCCCGTAGGCGGCCGCGAGCCGCTCGAGGAGGTCCTGGTCGGCCTGGCGGCCGCGGTAGAGGCGGACGTTGAGCTCGGCGACGTTGGGCAGCGGCCCCTTGTCGACGCCGATGATGATGGCGTCCGGGAGCCACGCGGCCCACATCCGGACCGAGGCGCCCTTGGCAACGCCGAGCTCCAGGAGGCGGCTCACCTCGAGCGGCCCGAAAAGGTGCTCGTAGTGCTCGGTGTAGCCCTTCGGTGAGAGCCCGGAGGGGACGGCGGCCGTCCCCTTGTCGGTCCCGAAGCGTGCGGCCAGCGAGCCGAGGGACGGCCGGCTCAATCGAGGTCGGAGCTCTCCTCACGCTCGCGGCGAGCTTTCTCGGCCGCGCGACGGTCCGCCTCGCGAGCTCGCTCGATGCGCTGCGCGGCCGTGCCCTCCCTCGAGACGACCGTGCGCCGCCTCCACCTCGAGCGGAGGAAGAGGGTCCCTCCGATCCCGGCCAGCAACGCGACGGCGATGAGAGCGACGGTCATGGTGATTCCTCCTCGTTCGGGGGCGCGGCCGCGGGGAAGAGCTCCTTGCTCATCCAGTCCGAGAAGAGCCCCCAACCCTCGATGCGGCGGAAGGGCCCGGTCTGGACGAACTCGTGCGTCGAGCCGTTTGGGAACCGGACCCGGAAGCGCGACATCGCCCCCACGACGGGGGCCCCGGGCTCTTCCGGCGGTTCCTCGGGGGGCTCCTCCGGCGGCTCCTCGGGTGGCTCGACGGGCGGCTCCTCCGGCTCAGGCTCCGGGAGCGGTTCGGGCTCGGGCGGCGGCCAGGGCTCCACCTCGTAGACGAGCGCAGGCCCCACGCCGCTGTTCTCGCCTGGCCACTTGTCGCCCCACACCTTGAAGCCGGTCCCGTCGAGCGTGAAGGCGATCCCTTTGAAGGCGATCCCTTCACCGACCACAAGCTGCGTAATCCCGCCCGTGGCGGTGAGCAGCGCGAGGAAGTCGAGCTTGATCGCAACGGGCGTGCCCGCCGGCGGAAGCTCGGCCGGAGCCCACTCGGCGAGCTGCTGCATGAGCCACCAACGCTCCTCGAGCTCGCGGGAGTAGCGGAGGACGAGGCCCTCGCCCGTCGATGTGAAGGTGAGCTCGTACTGCGTCAGGCTCACGCGCTTGATCGCGAATTGGATCACCCGATGCCTCCTTCCGATGGCTCCGGGCCCGAATGTACGGCGGCCGCTCGCGCCCGAACAGAGCCCCAAGGGTTGCGCGGGGTCGTATCATGGTCCCCCCTCGCGACGGTCGCGCGGGCGGGAGTGCTCTGGCACCGTCCACTCCCGGAGCTCGAAGGAGCCGAGGCTCGCTCAACTCGACGGGGATGTGCGATGTCTCTCGACGGGGTTCGCTGGCTGTCCCCGGACCAAACAGCTACCGGCGTCGATCGGGCGCGTGGGGCGTTACTCGATCACGGCACTCCCAGGGCGGTCGGTAGACCGCGGAGCCGCCGAGCCGGCCTACAGTGGGGCGGGACTTCATTCGTGACTCCCGCGGGGTGCGGGGTGGGGTGTCGAGAGCTCGTGGCGGGAGCGAGACCCGCCGGGCCGCGTCTACGCTCGGCCCAAAAAAAAAGAGGGAGTCGAGCAGGGCATCAGGACTTGACGGACCCTGAGAGCCTCGACTCCCCCGAGCGTTGCCGCTCCCTTGCCGCTCGCGTGGCGAGAACAATCTGCGCCCCCCTCCCCCCGGTGGGCAAGGCCCCCGTCACGTCCGCGTGTTTCCAGCGGCTCGAGCGCCCGGCCGGCACCGGCAGGGAAGCCCCGGTCCGGCGCACTCTTCATGCGGGAACGGCCGGCCCGGGTGAGCCTCGCACTCCCACCCCTCGCCCTGGCAGACAAGGCACTCGACGTCGATCGGCCCGAGCGCTTCGTCGATCGTCGGCAGGCGGCCGACGCGGACCGGGCGAGCTCCGAGGCACATCGCGCGACTCCTGGACCGAAGAGAAGGGGGCCGAGCACCGTTCGCCCCTGGGCAGGTTTGACAGGCTCGACCCCCTCCGAAGCCCCCTCGGAAGGAAAGGCTCTTGGCGACAAAGCTACCGCGTCAGGGCTGCCCGGTCGAGGTCCTTGGTGCCTGGTAGGCTCCGGGCAACTGAGGGAGCTCGCGGAGCTCCGCACCGAGCGCCCGCTCGAAGCGCTCGACGTCAGCCGCCGCGACCCGCACGACCGCCACGTAGACATCGACGAGAATCCCGTCCTCAGTCCAGCCCCACCACCTCCGGACCATCTTCTGGCCGGCCGGCCACTCGAGGAGCTCCGCGGTCGGGTGGAGGTCTCTCAGGAACGGCTTGGGGTGCATCAGTCCCCCCCGGCCGGCCAGCGGACGCGCCGAGCGAAGCCCGGCGTGTCGTCGTCACCTGGATCCTGGACGTGCTCGTAGTCGCCCACGGTCTCGAGGAGCGCACGGTCGATCACCGTCAAGGGCGTGGTGACGATCTCGACGAGCGCGCATGTGCATTTCGTGATGTCGTGCGCCACGCGGCCGGGGCATCCCGGGTCGTGGTCGACGCTGACGTGCACGGCGCCGCTCGCGTTCGGCGTGTTCGCCAGGAGGAACGGCGCAACCTCGAAGGCCGCCGCCCGAGCTCGCTCGAACGCGCCCGGACCGCCCTCCACCCACGTCACCGCCTTCACGGGCCGGACACCCCCTTCTTCACCTTCTCGAGGGTGGACGCGCCGAGCGCCTGGCGCGCCGTACACGTCGCGGAGTGGGGGCGGTGGACCTCGACGTCCACCAGGACGGCCCGCTTGGCCCGCTCCGCTCCGGTCGGCGCCTTGAGCTCGAAGCCGCGCACCCGGATCGGGTGCACGTCGACGGGGAAGGTCGCATCCGTGAAGTCGTCGCGGACGTGGAGGACCTCCGCGCCGCACGTTGGACAGCTCGCCATGGCTCAGGCCTCCGCCCGGGGGGTTACCGCGTCTGCACTCGTCTTCTTGGCCTTCTTCTTCGCCTTTTTCCGCTTGGCCTTCTTCTTCGCCTTGGCCTTGGGCTCGGCCGCCGGCGCCACCTTGGCGACGATCTTCTTCGCGTCGATGCCGAACGGCTTGAGGGCCTTCGGGACCTTCGAGGCGGCACTCCAACTGTCGACGACGACCTGGGCGAGGACCTGGAAGGCAGCGTAGCGCACCGCGTCCTCGAGCGTCTCTCCGCGCGCCATCGTCTTCGGTAGCCGGTCGCCCCAGCCGGTGCACGCCGCGATGATGCCATGGGGCCCGTCCATGAGGGTGAGCGGATCGGCCTCGCTGAGGTTCACGGCCAGCGCCTCGAGGAGCGCCGGCTCGGCCTTCTTCCAGCGGGCGCGCTCGGCGTCCTCCCGCTTCCGCTGCTCCTCGTACCTCCGCTGCTCGGCCGCGCGGTCGACCTTGGGCGCCGCCTGACCGTTCGCCCGCTTGGCCGCCTGCTTGATCTCCGCGGCCCAATGGACGGTGCACTTCTTCTTCGCGATGCACACGGGGAACGCCTCGCCGCGGCCGGGCCCCGCCACCACGAGCCCGAGCACCTGGTGGTCGCACACCTTCGAGACCTTCGACTTGCCACTCCAGGCCTCGACGTCCTCCTTGCCGTCCGCCCGCCGCCAGTGCTCCCGGCCGATGGTGCGCGTCTCCGGGTCCTTCGCGTCGTCGCTCACCCGATACTCCCGGGTGATGTGCACGACCTTGAGCTCGAGCTCGGTCGCCGCGCGGAGCGCGAGCTCGGTCTCGGGGAAGAGGTTGGGGAGGTCGATCTCGTCGACCCGGAAGCGGACGTGATCGCTGATCCAGTGGTCGAGCTCCCGCACGCTCACGGCCTTCCGGGGATGCTCGTCGTCGTCGTCCCGCTCGTCGTCGAGCTCGAGCCCCCACGCCCCCGGATCGGCGAGCTCCGGCATGAAGAGGCCCGTGACCTGACCCCACCGCGTCTCACCGCCGAGCGCGCGCCGCTGATCGGTGGCGCTCAGCCGGGACAGGAGGATCGCGTGGCCGGCCGTGATCTCGCCGCCGATGAAGACGTCCCGGAGCTCGGGGACGAGCTCGCGCAGCTTGAGCCGGTCGTACACGTACTTCCTCGAGCGCCCGATCTTGCCCGCGATCTGCTCGACGTCGTAGCCGGCCCTGAGCATGAGGTCCGCGTAGCCGTTCGCCTCCTCGAGGGGGTGGAGGTCGTCCCGCTGGAGGTTCTCGATCGTCTGGAGCTCCAGGCACTCGACGTCGGAGAGATCGCGCAGGATGCAGGGAACCTTGTCGATCTGCGCGATGATGGCCGCGCGGAGGCGGCGCTCCCCGACGACGAGCTCGAACCGCTCCCGGAGGCCACCCTGCACGCTGGCGCTCAGGGCTCGCACCACGATCGGCTCGATCATGCCCTTCGACGCGAGCGAGCGAGCCAGCTCCTCGAGCTTCGCCGAGTCGAACGTCTTGCGCGGGTTCGTGGGGCTCGGCTCGATGTCCCGGACCGCAATGACCTGGAACGTGCCGAAGGCGTGCATCAGTTGGCTCCCTTAGCGAGCCCGCCGGCGTCGACCTTCGCGACGAGGGGCTTCCTCGCCGCGCGGATCACGTCGAGCACGCTCTTCCGGGCGCCGGCGACCTTCTCGTTCTCCCCGTCCTCGAGCGCGTTGAGGATCCGGATGGCCGCCGCCGCCGGGTTGGCGCTGATCTCGGCCGACACGAGCTCGGCGACCTGCTCGGTCGTCAGGTTCCACGTCCGATAGTCCTTCGCGTCCTCGAGGTCGGCCTGCAACGGGTCCTTGGCCTTCTCCGGCTTCGCCTTCTGCTCCTCCTGGACGTCGAGCGCGTAGAAGAGCCCCCGCTTCTCCTTCGTGCCCTTGAGGAGCTCGAGCTCGTCGTCGACCGGCTTCGGGTCGAAGCCTTCATCCTCGATCTTCTGGCGGAGCTTCTTGAGGGTCCCCTGGCGTTCCTTCGCCGCCAGTCCCAGGCTCCGCTTCGCCTCCGGCATCAGGTCCAGAACCTTCTTGAGCTCGTCCATGCTGTACCCCCTTGAGTGAGTGATCCACCGCCAACGAAAAGCACCGGAGCAGAGGCCCCGGAGTCGTCTTTAGGATGAGCATGAGCGACGAGACGAGCCGCCCGTGCTCGATCGCCGTCTCGATCGCCGACGCGACGAGGAGCGGGAGCTCCTGCTCCTTGCCGACGAAGGTTGCGAAACTCTTGGTCTCTTCGCCGCTCGTGTCGGCCACGATCGCGATGCCCACGGTGCCCTCGAGGATCGCCGCGTGATCCCCGGACCGGACCGTGATCTTGACCGGCTCGCCTCCTGCGATCTCCTCCTTCATCGCTTGCCGAGCTCCCCGATCCAGTACTCCACGGCGTCGTTCCAGCCGACCGACTTCGCCGCCTCGATGAGGATGCGCTCCTCCCCGTTGACCTTGTGCGAGTCGAGCAGCTCGTCGAGCACCATGAGGCGCTCGGGGCCGGTCGGGAAGTCCCTGGCGAGCTCCTTCATGGCGTCGTCCCAGCGGCCGCGGTTCCTGCGCGTGAGCTCCTCGACGATGAGCCAGTCGTCCATCGTGCCGATCTCGCCGAGCTTCGCCGCGGAGGCGTATCGCTCGCGGAGCCCGGGGTGCGTTTCGACCACCGCGTCGAGGTGGTAGACCTTGAGCCGGTGCTGATTCATGAAGGCCCGCACGCTGTCGCGACACCGTTGGATCTCGGCCTTCACCTCCTCGGGGCTTGGCGCCTTCGGCTTGGCCGGCGGCTGAGGTGGCTCCCCTGGGGTGCCAGCTTCACGCGCCGGCGGCGAGCCCTCGGCCAGGCCGACCGACGCCTCGAGCTCCGCAGCGGAGAGCGACGCATCGTAGCCCGGGATCTCGCCCGGATACGACGGACGGCCCTCGAGGCCGGGCGGATCCCACTTGCAGGCGCCGCCGTCCTTGAGCTGCGCCGTGTAGCGGCCGTTGTCGTTCACGATGCCGAAAAGGTGGCCGACCTCGCGGAGATAGAGCCCGATCCCGAAGAGCTCGCACGCCCGCTTGAAGGCGTTGGAGAAGTCGCCCTTGCCGGCGTCGACCGCCTTGAACTTCTCGTCGCTCTCGAGGAAGCCGGCCCCGTCCCAGCGCCACACCCACTCATGCACGTCGGGCAGGCCGTGGACGTCGAAGGTCTGCACGACCCGGATCCCGACGCCGATGTACGTGTGGCCGGCGGAGACGCGGGCGTCGGACTGCCAGCCGCCGATCCCGCATACCTGGTTGAGCCGGTTGATGAGCGCCGGTCGGTTCACGTACGGGGCGCAGAGCACGAAGGGGCCCTTGGTGCCCTTCTTCGCGAAGATCGCTCTCCACTCGAGGTCGGCGGGCTCGAACGGGCGACGTAAGGCGGCGTAGAGCGCCGCCGCGGGCGTGGGGCTCGACATGGTGGTCAACATCCTTCCGAGGGGATCAAGACGGGCGGCCGGTCCCGGCGGGCCGCTCGATCGCCCTGGAAAGCTACAATCTCAGCGTCCAACCTGCACGGGCTTCCGCTCGAAGTGGGGAAGGTCGTCGAAGCTCTGATCGTCGACCTGGCGGTTCCCGTTCCAGTCGCCGCCCCACCGGATCGGGATGCCGAGCTCCTCCGCCACGCCGCACACGTAGCCCCCGAAGTAGTACCAGCGGGCGAGGTCCTTGGCGTACTCCTCGATCGCCGCGAGCAGCTCGTCGGCCTCCTCGGGAGCTGAGCCCGATCGCGTCTCCCGGACCTGCTCGTCGACGAGCTCGGCGATGCGCTTCCTCACCTTGTTCGTAGTCGGCCACTCGAGCGGGTCCGGCGCCGCGTCGACGGCGTTGGAGAGCGGCTTGTCGAGGTGCCTCGAGTCCATCGTCTTCGAGACGCCCTTCTTCACGTTCGCCCGCTGCTGCTCGATCGAGCGCGACGTCTCGAGGATCGTGTTCGGGAACCGCTCCCCGACCCGAAGGAAGAGCTCCTGGAGGAACTCGTGCGCGTCCTCGAGGCGCTCGAGGGACTTCTTCCCGTAGTTGCTCGTCGCCATCAGACTTGCCCCTTGTCGCGATAGGTGGTATGGTAGGGGTGCAGGCACATATCCCCTCGGAAGGAGAACGATGATGGCACACGAACTGGATTACAGCGACTCCATGGGCCGGCACGCGATGTTTTCGGTCAAGGAGACACCGTGGCATCGCCTCGGGATCGTCCTCGAAGATTCGCCCGACGTCGACTCGGCTCTACGCCTCGGCGGCCTGGATTTCGAGGTCGAGAAGGTCCCCCACTTCATCCGGCTCGACGGGCTCGATGGGGCCGTCGAGTACAAGCGGAGCGGCGACGCCTTCTCGATCGTGCGTCGCGATCGCCAGGAGGTGATCGGCACGGTCGGGAGCACCTACGAGCCGCTCCAGCAAGAGACGGCCTTCGGAGTACTCCGGCCCGTGGTCGATCAAGGCCTCGCCACGATCGAGACGGCCGGCGTGCTGCGCGGAGGGAAGCAGGTTTGGATGCTCGCCCGCTTCAACCTGGGCGAGATCGTCCGGCGCGCGATCGAGCAGGGCGGCGACCCGACGCTGATCGAGCTGATCGCGAACGAGGTCGTTCCTTACGGCCTCTTCACCAACGACCACTCCGGCGCGGCCAAGGCCCGGATGAAGGAAACGGCCGTCCGCGTGGTCTGCGCCAATACGTTCGGCATGGCGATGGGCAAGGCCGAAGAGGGCACCTCGGTCGAGATCACGCACGGGAAAAACATCGAGGAGCTATACCGGACGGCGGCAAACATGATGCTCTCCGGCGTGGCGCAGCGGTACGCGCAGCTCGCTCGGGCCCGTGCGCTTCTGGAGACGACGGACCTCCGCGGGATGGAGGAGCGGCCCTTCCGCCGGCTCGTGCTCGATCCCACGGTTCCGATCCGTCACCTGGAGCGGAAGGTCCAGCGGCGCGAGGACACCGTGCGGACCCGGATCGCGCTCGACGCGGCCCACGGCAAGCGCGCCGAGATCCGGAGGCTATGGGACGAGGGCGACGGCCACACGGGCAGCGGGAGCGCGTGGGAGGCGTTCCAGGGCCTCGTCCAGTGGACCGACCACTCCTCGCAGTCGCTCAACGGCCAGGAGGAGCGCGACGAGCGCCGGGCCACGAGCCTCTACGACGGCACGCTCGGCAACATCAAGTCGAAGGTCGCGCGGGGCGTGTTCGCCTACGCGGCCGCGGAGAACGAGGACGAGCGGCTGGCGCTGCTCGCTGACTGACGCGCAGAGGGCCGGGGGGCTCAGGCGAGCCCCCCGGTAATGCACAGGCCCGGTCCCAAGTCCGGGCACTCCCCTCGGAAGGAGATCCAACGATGAAGACGATCGACCCCGCCGACATGGTTCCGGAATCGCGCTACGGTCCCGGCCACGTCTACCTCGGCTCGCTCGGCCGCGGACGAGTCTGCTTCGACACGCTCGGGCGCAAGCTCAAGGTCCTGCGCCAGAGCCCCGGCTCGACGGTCGTGCGCCGCGCGGGCACCCCGAAGACGATCAAGGGCCGCACGTTCACCCCGCCCGAGACGATCACCCTCTCCGCCGGGACCGCGGTGCGGTTCCGGAAGGAGGCCACTTGAAGACGGCGACGACCACGATCCGCGAGACGCCCGAAGGGTGGACCGAGGACGAGACGGGCCGGCGGTGGAACACCGCGGTCGAAGCCGAGCGCGCGATCCGCGCCAGCGCCCCGGAAGGGATCCTCGTGGTCGAGTGGATCTATGCCACGCGCGTCGGCGAGATCGTCGTGCGCTTCCTGGTAGAAGGCTGACCATGAAGACTCACAAGAGCGTGACCGTGGCGCGCTTGCAGGCGCTCTACGAGGCGGACGAGGACACGCTGGGCGTCTGTATCGAGTGTGGGGAGGAGCAGGACGGCGTTGAGCCCGACGCCGAGCGCTACGTCTGCCAGAGCTGTAAGAGACCGGGCGTATTCGGCGTGCAGCAACTTTTCCTTCTACTGACGGGGTGGTGAACCATGTCGACGAACGCGCTCAAGGACTTCATCGGCCGGAAGGGGACGGTGCGGATGGTGACGAGCAGCAACGCGAACAAGTCGCTCCGCGTCCCCTGCGTGGTGCTCGACGTCCGCGAGGCCTACGGCCGCACCGACTACCTCGTCACGCCGATCGGCGTCGACGGGCTCGGGGACCCCGATCTCTTCGGATCCGCGTGGGCGAGCGACGACAAGGTGACGCTCGATCCGGCCCCCGCCGACTCGCCCGAGTCCGACGTCGAGGAGAGGAGGCGGCTGCTATGAGCACGCACACCAGCACACGCCATAGTCCGACTCCGCGGAGGAAGGTCCCGATCGCCGAGTCGGCGCCGGCGGCCCCGCATTGCCCGGGCTGCGGCGATGCCCTCAAGCCGATCTACGGCGAGGAGTCTCGCGAAGACTCGGACACGCCTTACGTGCGCGTCTTCTGCGGCTGGAACGCCTACGGCGCCTTTTGCACGATGCGCTGCGCGACGGCGTACGCGAATCGGATCTACAAGGAGACGGGGCGCCGTTACCGGAAGGCCGTCCGATGAGGTTCTACAGGCTCCACCGGCGGACCGAGGGCGGGGTCTCGGGCAGCTTCCAATTCTACACGCGCCGCGCCGACGCTGAGCGGGATGGTCGCGCGTGGGCGGAGCAGGAAGACGAGGGCTGGGAGGTCGACGTGATGGACGTCACGCCCACGAAGGCCGGCATCCTGCGGGCCCTTGAGCGGTACGCGAGCCACGCCCGTAACGGCTAACTCACGGGGCCCCCGGGTACGTCCGGGGGCCCGACTCCTCCTCCCCCCGGGGCGGCGCTCCCGGGGGGTTCCCTTCGCCCTTCACGCGCCTCGAGCCGCCAGTCGCCGAGCGGAGCTTGGCGAGCACAGTCCCAAAGAGCGGGATCCTCCGCCCGCCGAGTGCGACCACATGGTCCTCGATCGACTCGAGCTCGTCGGCCACGAGCATCAGCGCGATCATCGAGCCCCCGATCCCGATACCCATGACGTCGGGGAGGCCGACGACGGGCAGGATCGACTCGAGCGTCCTGAGCAGGAGGAGGATCATGAGCGTGCCCGCCTTGGAGTGGATCCCCGCCCTCGATCGTGCCCGGTCGTACCTGTTGGCGTAGAGCGCCACGCGCCGGCCCCAATACCAGTCGATCGCGTTCGCCACGATGAGCACGAGGAAGAGGAGCCCAAAGACGTCCGGATACACCCAGCCGAGAAAGCCGCCGAGCGCGCCCGCGCCGACGCGGAGCGAGTCGACATCCTGGTCGAGACGGTAGAACATCATCCGCCTCCGCCCGGGAGCTCCCGGCCGAGCGCGCTCTGCGCGAGCTCGCGGGCCACGCGCCCGAGCGCGTCCACCGCGGCACGCTTGTCCTCCGGGCTCATTTCCTGGTCGCGGCGGATCGCTTCGACCTGAGCGCGGAGCTCCGCGAGATCGGCCGCGGCGGCCCTGAGCGTGGGCTCGCGCTGCCTGAGATCGGAGAAGGCCGGGTCGGCCAGCTCCGCCTCGTACGCCTCGACGTTGCCGCTGCGCTCGAGATAGCGGAGCGAGCTCGTCGCCACGCGCGCCTCCTCGTAGACCTGGTAGAACCGCGCGATCGACTCCGAATTGAAACCGGCCTGCGGGTCCAGAACGCCGCGGATGCCCGGGACGTCCGTGGCCCGACCGCCGATCGGCGGAACGTCGCCAGACGTGAACGGAAGCCGGCCCTCGAGGAGCGGGTCCGCCAGCTCCGTCGCGACTCGGCCGAGTCCTCCAGTCCAGGCGAAGAGGAGGTTGTCGATCTCGCGCGGGCTGCCGATGAACTCGCTCGCAATCGGGATCCGATGCGTCCAGCGGGCGAGCATCTTCGCGACTTCCGACGTGTAGGGGCCCGCCTGGTACTGCACGCGGACCTCCTCCTCCGACTCGGGCACGATCGGGCGGCGGAGGAAGAAGCTGTAGTTGACCGCGTTCTCGATGAGCGGCTCGATCGCCGTAGGCGACGGGAGGAGACCCGAGACCTGGCCGCCGGCGAACTCCTCGAGGAAGGCTCGGAGCTCATGCCCCCCGCCGGGGCCCTTGATCGCGGAGTCGAGGATCCGCACGGGCAGGGTCCCGAAGATGAGCCCGAGCTCGAACGGCTTGGGGACAACCACCCAATCGTCGCCGATGCGGAAGTGCCAGAAGAGGTCGCGCTCCCATTGGGCTTTCTCCCAATAGTCCGGGTCGTCCATGTTCGAGTAGTACTCGAGCAGCGACGGGACCGTGATGATCGCGAAGGCTTTAGCGGTGAAGCCCACCGGGTCTTCGTGGGCCGCTCGAGCCATGCGCTCGTAGCCCTGGAGGCGGGCGTTCCAGAAGGCCGATAGGTTCCGGATCGCCGCTGTCTTCGCCCCATGGCGAGCGAAGTCGATCGAGACCTCCCTCGAGGCGAGCGCGGCCTGCTGGAGGGTCTCCTTCGCATACGGGCCCTTGGCCCCCTTGCCGAGCGCGAGCTGGACGCGGCCCTTGAACCCGTGGGCACCGCCGAAGGCGTGCTGCTGAGCTCGAGCGTTGAGAAACTCGCCCATCCGGGTCGCGTCCTCCATGAGCGCGGACAGCGCTTGGAGCGCGTCGAAGGGAGTCTTGAGGACGTTCCTGATGCCGCCGCCCTCGACGAGGTTCGTGACTGCGTTCTGCATCGACTTCCGATCGAGCGACGTGAGTGCCGCACGGTAGCCTCCGGCGGAAAGCCACTGTTGATAGGCCTCGCCGCGGCGGAAGAGCTCGAAGATCCCCCGGGCCATGTCGACGCCCGGCACATAGCCGTACTCCGATTGGATGAAGGCCATGACCTGATCGCGGAGCGGGTTCCTGATGAGGAACTCCGGGGCGAGCGTAGCGCCGGCGCGGAGCGTGCGGGCCGGGATGCCGAGCCAGCGAGCCCAACCGTCGAGCTGCTCCGTGTTGAGCCCCTCGAGCGCGGCGTAGAGCTCCTTGTCGACCTCGTACCACGCGCGGCGGCCGTCCTGGAGGACGGAAATGACGTTGGGCTTGCCCATGTAGTCGCCGGGCCGGAAGAAGGCCAGGACCTCCTCCGCCGGGTCGTCGAGCGTGATACCCGAGGTGAGGATCTCCCCAGGGGTCATGCCCGCCGTCGCCGCGTCGTAGCGCTCCTGGGCGAGGCGGCGCACCCGCGCGAGGAGCTCGTCGGATCCAGGTAGGATCTCTGCGAGCTGCTTCTCGATCTCGCCCAGCGTGAGCTCGACCCGCTTGATCGGGCTCCCGAGCTTCTCGAGCACGCTGCCGACGCCGGGCTTGTTGGCGAGCGACGCGAGCGCACGGCTGACCTGTTGTTTCTGCGCGATCTGCGTGTAGACCATCGCGTTCTTCGCGAGCGACTCGAGCGGGTCGATCACATCGAGCCCCGAGCCCTTGAGGCGCTTGATCGGGCTGAAAAGATGGCCGTACGTCTCCCCCAGGCCTCCGGCCGAGCCGCCCTCGCGCACCCGGTAGAAGGGCACGTACGACTGATTGAGCTCGAGGATCGCGTCGTAGCTGTCAGAGCTGATGACGCCCGAGTCGCGGAGGTACTTGAGCAGGCCCTCATTCCACTCCTGGACCCCCTTGAAGGCCTCGGTGAAGCGATCGCCATGCTGGGCGTCGAGCTGGCGGACCGAGGCGTCGACGTCCTCGTTCCGGAAGCCCGTTAGCTTGTCGCGCCCGTGGAGCTCCTGCGCCCGGCGGGCGACCATGTAGATCCGGAAGTCGTCGAGGTCCTCCACGACCGGAGCGATGATCTGCTTGAGCCCGGGCCCGATCTTGCGGAGCGTGCGGAAGTCGATCATGCCGTGCTCGAGGACGTGCATCCCCACGCCCACCGAGCCGCGTGACAGGCGGGCGAGTGAGTCGGCCTCGTCGGCGAAGTCCTCGACCCCCACACCCTCGCGGATCTTCTCGACGAGGCGGCGCACCGGCTCCATGTCGTCCAGGACGATCGTGCGCGCCCTCGACCACCGCTCCTCGATCGAGAGGGCCGGGGCGTCGCGATCGCCCACGCTGATCTTCGACCACACCCGGGAAAGCGCGTCGCTTTCGCGGTAGCGGGTCCAGTCGGCTCGAGCGTTCTGCCAGGACGCCCGGAGCTCGGGGAAGCCCTCGAGGCGCTCCTCGACGAAGCGGAGCGTGTTGGGGGCCTCCCTGGGGAGGACGTCGGGGTTGTCAAGGTAGCGCCGCCAGAACTCGGCCCATCCCTCGGCGAGCGATTCGTCGCTGATCCCCTTCGAGAGGTCGTCGAGCTCACCGCGGATGGGACCCGGAAGCGCCTTGAGGTCGGCGTTGCTCAGGTTCCCCCGCGGCGTCGAGCCGAAGAAGAGCTTGTGCATGGCGTGGCCCGCCTCGTGACCGAAGACGGGCACGTCGCTGATGTCCACCTGGCGAATGACTTGCTGGCGTGCCTTGAAGATCCCGAGCGTCTGGAGGAGGGGGTTCCTGGAGCGCGGGACGCGGCCGGTCGCAACCTTGAGGCCGAGCGCGGGCATCGCCTCATCCATCGCCTCGCCGAGCTTCCCGATGATCTCGACGGGCGAGACGAGATCGGCCCGGATCGCCTGCGGGTTCTCGTAGAACTTGCCGGCCGAGGGGAGGCGCTCGCCGGCCTGCGCCGTGGGCGCGAGCGCCCTCGTTCCGACCTCCTCCGGGTCGATGCGCCGCTCGAGGACGTTGAACGTCTCGGCCGCCCGGCGAGCTCCCGGCGACGGGCGATAGCGGCCCATGCCGACGAAGCCGAGCCCCGCCCCGACCGAGGCGCCCAGGAAAGCCCCGAACGCCGGGGAGAGCCCCACCTCGTCGGCCACGGCCGCGCCGCCCGTCGCTCCGATCGCCGCGCCAGCGAGCGGGCGCAGGAGGGCCGGGTGCAAGTAGCCGAGCCGCTGGCCTTCCGTCTTGATCTTGGCGATGAGCTCGGGGGTGAGGCGAACCCCGAGGTTCGTGACCGGGGCCTCCCACGTTTGGATCTCCCTGATCTCCGGGTAGAGCTCGATGCGCTGCTTCCAGGCCTCGAGCAGCTCGGGCGTCGCGAACAGACCTTGTTCGTCGATCGTCTTCTGGATCGCCGCGGGGCCCGAGGAACCCTCGACGACGTAGCGCCTCACCTGGTTCGCCATGAACCTGATGCGCGTCGCCAAGTCCTCGACGCCGGCGGGCTCGCGGGGCTCCATGCCGAGCAGCTCGACCGCTTCTTGTGTGTTGTTGACCAAGCGGTTGAGCGCCCTCGCCTGATTTTCGGGGAAGCCCTGCGTGGGGCGAGTCGTCGTCGCACTTTCCACCCACTCGTCCCCCACCAGCACGCCCACCTCCGATACCCGGAACGGCTCGATCTTGGCGTCCAGCTTGAGGCTGCGCAGATATTTCCTCACGACGCCCGTGTAGATCACGTCGTAGTACTGCTTCATCGCGTGGCCGCCGATCTGCACTCCGCGATCGAACTCGAGGCGGAGCAGATCGTCAGAGGAGCCTTTCCCGCCGACGCCACGAACGAAGGCGTCGACCTCATCGAGACGGTCGACGATCTGTGTGAGGTTCACCTCGTTGTATCCCGTCTCCACCTCGACCCGGTAGCCGATCTCCTCAACCGGAAGGCCGAGGATCCGGAGCTGATTCGTGAAGGCGAGGTTGGCCGCCTCCTGGTCAATGAGGACGGTGGACCGCCAGAGGACGTTGGCGTCCCCCTCGTCCACATGCCCAGCGGGAAGGTGGTAGATGTTGAGCTCGAGCGTCCCCCCCTCCGTGGGCTCCCGGATGGCGAAGTACCGATCTCCGTTCGGCGCCTCGTAGTCTGCCCGCATTTCGTAGCCGTGGCCTCCTTGCCGGTAGGTCTGCTCCCACCGAAAGCCGCCCGTCGCCTGGCTGACCTCGATCACTCCCACGCCCTCGAAACGGCCGTGGACCCTATCCGCACGACCGAGGGCGAGGCGGTCCAGTTGCTCGGTTCCGCCGTTCCACTCGATTTTGGCCGGAGGACCTTCAACTGGCGCCTTGGCGAGGAGCTCCTCGGCGACGTCGCGGCCGAGCAAGTCGTTGAGCGAGCCGCGCCCGTCGACGGTCGCGATCTGCTCGGTCGCAACCTGGTTGCCCTTGTACGCCCTGAACGCCCGGGTGCGCTGGTTGAACTCGACGCGGGTGACTCCATAGCGGGCGAAGTTGTAGTTGTCGGCCGCCTGCTGCCCTGACACCCACGTCATTGCGTCCGCGCCTTCCTCAATGGCCTGCCAGAGCGCCCGCTTGACGTTCACGAGCGTCCAGTCCTCCGTGGACTTGAAGGGCACGTCCGGAGCGAGGTTGTTGTTCCGGAGCGCCATTTCCTTCGCGGCCGTCCCGGCGTGACCGTGCGCCCGGATCCGGCCCTTCCCGTCGACGACGATCCATTGCCAGGTCCCGGGGTCCGGCTGGTTCTGCATCCCAGGCGGAAGCTCGCCCCTCGCGACGTAGGGAGCCGCCCGCTCCGCAACGCCCTCCCCGTAGAACCGCGTCGCGATCGCCATGGCGTCGCGCTCGAGCTCGACCGGCCGAACCACCCACCCGGCCGGGAGCCGGTCGGGCTTGTAGCCCTGCTCCCGGCCCTGTTGATGGAGGTCCGACTGGCTCTCCTCGACGTGGTAGACCTCGAGGCCGTCGAAGGTGTCTCGGATCTTAGCCCGCGAGAAGGCAAAGGGGTCGCGCTCAGTGTGGTGGCCCTTGAAGCCGTGCTCGCCCTCGTCGATCTGCACGATGATCTCGTGGTAGTCCCTGCCGCCCGGCTGCGTCCATTGCTCGTATCCCGCCGCCAAGTCGGCGCCACCCTCCTCCGCCTCCTCGATCTGCGCGCGCAGGCTCGATATGTCGTTGTGCAGCTCGTCGATCGTGTCCTGAGTCTCTCGGGCGTACGTCGCGAGGTCGCGCCAGCGCTGCACGGCATCCTCGAGGCCCGATCCGTCGTCGAGATCCCAGCGCTCGAAGAAGGTGTCGTCGCCGATGGTGTCCCTGACTTCATCGCGGATGAGCTCCATCGTGCGCGTGGAGCCTCTCTCGTTATCAGCGCCCTCCTCGGCGAGCTCCACGATCCTCGCGTTGAGCTCGTCACGCTGCTTGTCGCTGAGGAGCCCACCTTCCTCCCGGAGAGCGTCGTCGAGCTCCTCGACGTAGCGGCTCGCTCGGTCCTCGGCCTCGAGGCGCACGTCCGAGTGAGCATCCCCACCGCTCTCGTAGTCCTCGAGCCGGATCTCCATGTCGCTGAGCTCTTCCTGCCGGGTCTCGAGATCGCTTTGCAGATCGGCGAGGGCGTCTTGGTCGATGTCTTCGTCCCCCGCGCGGACAGACTCCGTGATCCGCGAACGGAGCCCCTTCTCTTCGACGATCTTGGCGACCTCCTCCTTCGTGAACGTCTGGCGGAAGTCCTCGATCGACGGGTCCCATATCGCCTCCAGGATCTCCTTCTCCTGCTCCGTCGAGATCCGGCCCCTGTTCACGAGGTTCCGCGCGGCGATGTTCGGGCTGGTCCATTGGCCGCCCACGGACTGGTTCTGCATCTCCTCGGCCACCATGTCGACGAGGTGGCCGTTCTCCAGGAGCCCCGTCCCACGTAGGCGAGCTGCCGTCGCGGTCGTGCGCCGATAGTCGGTCGGCCTGGCAGGCGTGAGGCCCCGCGCAATCGAGTCGAGCTCGTCCTGCGTGACGCCCTTGTTCTTGAGGTAGGCGAGCCATCCCTCGCCACTCTGCCGGGTAGGCGCCTTGGGCTCCTCGAGCGCTCGAGTCGCCTGCGAGTAGTAGCGCCCCTGGAGCGGACCCCGCCCGGACGTGGCGAAGCCAGCCTGCCCGGGCGTGATGCGGTTGATCCTTCTCGCGAGGCCAGGGAGGCCGAGCGCGACCGCTGCCCCGACGAGCGCACCTTGCCCGGCCGTCACTTCCTCGGAGGGACCGCCCACCACAGCTCCGCCCGCGGCGCCGAGCGCCGCTCGACCGAATGGGCGAGCTGCCGCGGCCGCGGCGATCTCTGCAAACGAGCGGCGGGCCTCCTCGGTGCGTGCACGCACCGGCTCAGCCTCCGGCGCCTCGGCGCCCAGCTCGGCGGGTCGAGCTGCCTCCGCTGATGGGGCCTCCGCTCGCGCCGCTGGCGCCCCTGGAGCCTCGAGGACCTCGGGCGCCCTCCCGGCAGGCGTTTCCCGTGAAACGCCTCCTGGGGCCTCCTGGCGCGTCGCGAGGTCTCGAGCCCTGAGCTTGCCCGAGGCCTTCTTCGCGGTCGCGGCCGCTTCGTCCGCCGCGCGGAACGTCTCACCCACGCCGAACCGAGCGCTGAGCGTGAACTCGGTCCCCTCGATCGGCCGCTCGCCGAGCGCGTCCTGGACGGCCTTGCCGAGCCTCGCGCCCTCCCCCTTCGGCGCGGCGATCACGAACTCGTCGCCGCCGGCGCGGAAGAGCTGGCGCTGCTCGAGGCCGAGACGCTGCATGATCTTCCCAACCTCGCCGAGGATCTCGTCGCCCGCCTCGAGGCCGTGCGCGTCGTTGACGGCCTTGAAGTTGTCGAGGTCGACGATCACGAGCTCCGTGTTCGGGTCCGCGTCGAGGCGCGACTTCGCACGGCTGAAAGCGGTCTGATTGCGGAGGCCCGTCTTCGGGTCGGTGTATGCCTCTTCGAGCTCCTGACGCACGGACGGATCGGCTGCCTCGGCGATGCGCCGCCGGATCGTGCGTTGTTCCGGTGGCGGTGCAGACGGTTGCACACCCTCGGGCGCGGCCGCGTCCGGCGCGCGCAGGCGGTCCTGCTCGGCGCCGAACGCCTCGAGCGCGGCCTGGCGGAGGTTCGGTGGGAGCTCCTCGATCGCCTGCACCATCGCGGGCGCCGGCGTGCCAGAGAACTCGGCCGCGGCCGCCATGCGACCGAGCCGCTGCGCTCGAGGAACGGCGCGGCGGCGTCCGAGCGCCTCGAGCCCCTCGCCGAGCCCTTGGCCGAGCACCCATCCCGTGAGGACCTCGTACGTGCCGCGCGACACGGCATCGCTCGCGACGTCGGCGAGCTCCTCGTCGCCGGTGAGCATCGCCAGCGCACCCGACATCGACTCCTCTGCGCCGGCCTGCGAGATCACGACGTCGATCGGAGCTCCGGTCAGGAAGTTTTGGGCCGCCCGCTGCGCGAGGCCCTGCGGCCGTGCGAGGAAGTTGAGGAACCGCCCGGTCCCGCCGGCGGCCTGCGCCGCTTGAGCTCCCCTCGAGGCCAGCGCACCGGGCATCATGAAGAGCGCACCCTCGCCGGCGAACTGCGTCCCGATGTTGGCGGCCAGCCCGAGTCCCGTCTCCGGCTCCGGGTACTCCTCGCGGGCGAGCTCCCTCGAGGCGCGCACGTTCGCCGCGCGCCGGTCGGTCATGTCGAGCTGCTCGCCCTCGGGATCTGCGATGCGCTCCGCGAAGGGCCGGCGGGCCGCTCGTTCCCCCCTGCCACGCGGCGGGAGCGTCTCGGCGAGGCCGAGCGCCGTGCGGTGGCCCACCTCCGACGCACCTCGACCGACCTGGCCCGGGATCTCGGGCACGCCCTCCATGAGGCCGAGCATGGCGCGCTCGGTCGGGCTCAGGAAGTCCTCCCGCATCGAGGGACGCGGCGCCCCGTCCTGCGCGACCTCCTCCTCGTCCTTGCCGAAGATGGCCTCGTAGCCGAGCTGTACGGTGCGCCCGACGCCCTTCACGCCTCGAGCGACGCGGCCGAGTACTCCGGGCGGCTGCTCAGGACCGGCAGGCGGCTCGGGCTGGAGGCCGGCGGCCCCAGGTCCGGGACCACGCGCTCGAGCCGGCCGCCCGGTCGTGTCGGGCGGGGGGGCGGGCCCACGCGCTCGAGCCGGTGGTGCCTCCGTTCCAGCCGGAGGCGGAGTCGTTCGGCGAACGGGCGGAACCGTCTCAGGCGGAGCCTCGATCGTCTCCGCGGCGGGCTCAGTCGTTCCGCGTGCAGCTCGGACGCGGGCGAGTGTGCGCTGCCGCCTGATCCGCGCGAGGAGGTCCTCTTGCGTCGTGCCCACTTACCGGGGCCCCGCGTTCTCGATGAGCTCGGCGATCTCCTCGTCCGTCGCGTCCGGGTTGGCCTCGATGATCTTGGCGATCTCCTCGTCCGTAGGCTCCCGGGACGCGCCAGCGGCCGACGAGGTGGGGCGTGGCCCGCTGCCGACGCCCGTGAGCCTGAGCGCCCGCATTTCCTGTTGGAGCTCGTCCCCGCTCTCGAAGCCGAAGAGCAGGAGTGTGTTCCGGATCTGATCCTCGAGGTAGCCGGCCGGAAGACGACCACGCTCAAAGGCGTTCATTTCCCGGACCTGGTTCCGGATCCGGTCGATCGCCGTAGATGCCGCGCGTGCCAGCGTGCGGCGCGTGACCTCGCCCGTGATCCGTCCATCCCCACTCGTCGCTCCAGTGCGGGAGGCCTCCGCCATCGCCTCGCGCCATGCGATCGCGGCGACCTCTCCCTCGGGCGTGTTCGGGAAGTCGCGGCCCATGACCGTGATGTTGTCCGCGTCCTCGTCGGGGAAGAGCACGCTCCCGGGCACCTGGCCGACGAGCTCGGCGAGCACCTCGGGCGACGTCTCTTCGCCGCGCTGGAGGGCCCCCAGGGCCGTCTCGAGGCGGGCGCGCTCCTGCCGGTCCCGCTCCGTCTCCCGCTCCTCTCCGCGGACCTCCCTCGCCTCGCCGCGCTCTTCGCCCCGGACGGCCGTGGCCTCGGCTCGGGCCGCCGGCGTCGCCGCGCGGTCGATGTAGAGATCCTCCGTCACCTGCTCGAAGCCGGGTCGGGGGCGCTGGCGCTGGACGGCGTTGCGCCGCCTCGACTCCTGCACGAGGTCCTGGTCCGTGATCGCGCGCTCGGTGAAGCCGAGGCCCTCCACCCACGCACCAGGGAGCGCGAGGATCTGCGGCTCCGGCGGAGCGCCCTGCATCTGGATCTGAGTGAGCGCGTCTTGGGCGGGAGCTCCGGACGGGGCCATACCCATCCCCGCGCCCCGGAAGATCGAGGGCGCCTCGTGCTCGGTGCGCTCCGAGGCCATCCCGAACTCCGCGCCGGCGAAGATGTCCTCGTCCGGCGGGACGGGCTCGGTCGGCCCGCGGCCGCGGCGCACGCCCGCCTCGTGGAGCTCGATCTCCCGGTCCTCCGCCTCCCGGGCACGCTCCTCCGCGAGGAGCCGCCGCTCCTCTTCCTCGCGCCGGACCCCCGTGAAGCCCGTCGCCCCCTGCGTCGCGATGTGGCTGAGCGCATCGAACACCCCGGGGACCGGGGTGAAACCAGGATCGCGCGGGCTGTAGCGTGCCATGGTTGTCTCCTCAGCCGGTCGCCAGCGCTGCACCCGCGCCTACGGGCCCGCCGGCGATGAAGCCACCCACGCCACGCGCCAGCGTGCCGAGTGCGCCGAAGAGGCCGCTCCGGCTCTGTGCGCGCTGGCGGCGGCGCTGCTCCTCCTCGAGGAAGCTCGCGTCGCGCTCGGAGCCGAGGATCTCGAGGCCGCGCCCGGTCTGACGCTCACCCATCCCGCCGAGCTCGCCCGCCGCCTGGAGGTTGAGCCCCTGCGCCTGGAGCGCGTTCTGGCTGAGCGTGCGCCCGAGATCGCGGAGCGAGCCCTCGTAGAGCTCGTCCTCGTCCTCGAAGCCGAAGCCCGCGTTGATGCGGCCGCGCCCGACCTGGCTCCCGCGGAGGTCCCGGATGTTCCTCCCGAGGTCCTGGGAAAACTCGTCGAATTGCGCCCTGGCGCTCCTGCGCGCGCCCTCCTCGGCGTCGAAGCCGCGGAGCCGCTCGGTCGCGATCCCCTCCGACTCGCGCCCGGTCTGCTCGTCGACGTCGGCCTGGCGCATGAAGCGAGCTGAGATCCCGCTCCTCTGCCGCTGCGCCCGCTGCTCCTCGCTCTCCCGCCCCGTGGGCTGGCCGAGCCTCCGACCGAATCTCCCGTAACCGATGCCTGGCGGCATGATCCCCTCCTCTACTCGGTGTAAAGCACTTGGGCGCGGTAGGCGCCGCTTTCTCCGCTCTCGAAGGAGATCCCTACGATCGCCTCCTCCGTCCTGCCGCTGAGCCACGCCTGGAGCTCGTCCTGGAGCTCCTCCTGCGTCGCCTGCTCGAAGAGCTCGACCTTGAGATCCCTGGCCTGCATCCGCGCGAGCAGCATCAGAGTCCTTCCGGCCAGTCGACGAGCACGTTCTCGGAGTACTCGCCGAAGTCCGAGACCGCGAACGAGGTCAGCTTGTGGCGGAGCCGCGCGAGGAACTCCACGTCGTCCTCCTCGTCGAAGACTCCGGCCCCGCTGCCCGCCTCCGTCTCGCCGGCGGCGACCGTCTCGCGGAGCGCGAAAAAGCCCGTGTTGACCGGCGGCGGGCCCGTGTCGAGCTGGTCGTAGAGCTCCGTCTCGAGCGTCGCGTCGGTGGTCGTGAAGCCGATGATGTAGGCGCCGCCCTGGAAGAAGACGCCCACGACCTGGGGGATCGCCGCCGGACCCGCCCACACCCGCACGGGCTCGGAGAGCGGGCTCTCCCCCGCGACGGACGACGTGAGCGCGGCGTAGTAGTAAGCCGTCTCGCCCGCGATCGTCTCGTCGTCGTAGTTGAACGGCGAGGCGTGCGGCCCGAGGATCGTGTCGAGCAGCACGTACACGCCCGGAGCTCCTCCGACCTCGGGCGCGCGCCAGACCTCGATGTCCTCGTCCTCGGCGCCCACGACCGGCTCGATCGAGAGACGCACACGCTCGAGCACCGCGCTCTCCCTGCTCCAGACCCCCGACTCGACCACGGGCGGGTCGATCGTCGTCGTGAAGCTGCACCGCGAGACGGACGGCCACGTTTGAGGGTTGTCGGTGTCCTCCGCGCCGGCGGAGTAGAGCAGGCCCCTCCGGTAGCGGAGCGCGACCTCGTAGCTCGAGGCGATGAGGAGCTCGATCACCTGCACGAGCTGGCTCGCCGACGCGCTCACGGCCACCGAGCGGGACAGGAACCAGTCGCTCGCCGCGGCCGCCGTGAACGTGTACGTGTCGCCGCCCCACACGCCTTCCGCCGGGCTCGTGCGGTCGATCTCGAGGTCAGCCGCGTCCGTGAGCTGCACGGCCAGGACGTCGGGCATCCAAAGGCCCATACAGTCGAGCAGCGCGGAGCCGCCCGAGACTTCCTCCTCGAGGAGCACGACGTCGGCCGCACCGAGCAGCTTCACCTTCCACCCGTCGACGAGATCGCCCACCGCGGCGATGAACTTGTCCGTGTGGTAGTAGAACTCCTCGACCGTGACGCTGCTGACCTGGCTGTTCTGGAAGCGAGCGATCACCGCCTGGCCCGAGACCAGGCTCATATTGACCGTCGTGCGAGGGAGCACCACGTCGTCGAGACCGTTCCAGCCCTCGAGCTGACGGGCGGGCTCCGTGCCCGGCGATGCGTCCGCCCACACCACCATCTTGCGGTAGACGTCGTACACGGCCTGCGCCCCGTCCACGTTGTCGAGCGTAGAGAACACGCCGTCCAGGACGCGCCCCACCGTGTAGAACTCACTCGCCGCCACGGGTCCGCACGTCTTCCGCTTGATGTAGAAGTCCCAGGTCGTCGGCGTCACGCCGGCGCCGATCACGCCGACGCCCATCGAGGCGTTCGTAGTGGCGCCACCGAAGGCGTTCATCCGCATGATCGTCTGGACCATGGCCTTCGCTCGCGCGGCGACGGCCGTGTGGAGGACGCCTTGGAAGTTGGCCGCGGCGTTGTCGTGCTGGAAGCGGAGCTCTCCGCTCGGCCCGAGATCGAAGGAGCTGTTGCCCACGGAAGTCCAGTCAGTCAGCACGAAGGGATCGGTCCCTGAGTCGTGGATGTAGGCGGCGAGCTTGCCAGAGGCCGTCTTCTCCCAGCCGCCGGAGAGCGGCGTGAGGCGGAGCCAGACCTCGAGCGTCTCGTCGCCGTCCTGATTGTGGTTGCCGACGAGGATGTCGGCGAACGAGCCCGCGGGCGTCACCTCGTCGCACGACGGATAGCCGGGCGGCGCCGTCTTCTCCTCCGTCGTCTCGAAGAGCGTGATCGCGCCGTAGGCGTCGAAGCCGAGGGTCTGGTAGCTCCAGCGCCAGTGACCTTGCACGCGCGCCGTGAGCGCGTACACGCGCCGGCCGAAGTGGAACCAGCCCACGCGCTCCCGCGGGACGTAGTGAGCGAACGCATAGGCGAGCTCGCCCTCGTCCACCAGGTCGTCCGGCTCCCAATCGTCGAGCCCGAGCGGGAGCTCGAGCGCGTCGGAGACGCCGAGCCCGCTCCAGAGACGGGGACCCTCCTCGGCCCAGGCGATGTTGAGCCCCTCGATGTTGACGTGCGCCCTCGAGGCGACGATCCCGTGGCGCGGGTCGATGAGGCGGATCCCGAACGTCGCGCGGTCGTAGCCGTGGATCGCGTGCGTCTCGGAGCGCTTCCAGACGTCGAGGATGCCCTGGGGCCCGTCCGCGTCGCCCGCCGGCGCGCACGCGAGCACCGGATCGCGCCGATCGCCCGCGGCGAAGTAGTGGTTTTCGTCGAAGGTGATCGGGTCGCCCGGCAGGCTGATCCGCACGAGCTCGGGCCGCGGCTCGTTCGCCGTCCCGAAGCCCCAGCCCACGAGATAGGCGAGGTGACGCACGACGCCCCGGAAGCGGATCGCGTTCGGGACCGTGACCACCGACTCCGACTCGGGCACGCCCGACTCCGCCGATTCGTCCGTGGAGCCCGCGAAGAGGGCCGTAAGCACGTTGAGGAGCTCGGCCCCGGTGATCGGGTCGTAGTAGAGCGTCGGCGCCCTCCGCGTCACCCGGCTCTCGTCGTGCGCCATGAAGACGCGGCCAAAGACCTCGGCCATGATGATCCGCGGGATCGACGGCCCCCATCCGCCCTGATCGTGCTCCCACTCGCCGAGCAGCTCGACGAGCGAGAGGTCGGGCGTCACCCGGTAGACGTGGACCGTCTCCGTCGTCGTGTCGTAGCCGACGACGATCCCGAGCCCGTCGCTCTTGAGCGCCTCGCCGGCCAGGAGGATGTCGACCTCGGGGAAGGCGTCTACACCCGCGGGAAGGAAGCCCGGGCGCAGGATGATCTTGCCCTCGTGGAGCAGCACGTTCCGGAGGTCGGCCTGGTTGACCGGGTTGACCACCATGAGGCCCGACTCGCGATCGAGGCCCTCGCCGGCGTAGAGCGGCGTCCGGTCACGCGGAGGCATTGACGGCCGCCTTGCCCTCGGTGACGAGCTCGTGCTCGAACTCCCAGCCCTCGATGATGAGCCGGCCGGCGGGCAGCACTCCCACGCTCCGGAGCGACGCCTGGAACCAGGTCCCCCGCATCGCCGTGGCGATCTGCGGATCCGCCGGGGACGGGTAGTACACCGCGAGCCCGATCTCGAGGACCTCGCGCGTCGGCGCGGCCACCGCGGGGCGCGTGATCTCGATGGGCTCCTGTTCCACGTCGTCGACGATCGGCGTGAGCTCGAGCACCAGGTCGTCCGCGTTGGAGCGGAAGAGCGTCAGGTAGACGTTCGTGAAGATGGCCTCGCCACCGATGCCGGCCGGCGCGTACTGATTCGACTTCGCGACGAGCTCGATCGGCACGCCCAGGTCGTCGGCGCTCTCCTGCCCGCCCATCGCCAGGTTATCGGCGACGGCCAGGTACCAGTAGACCGTGACGGCACGGGTCGGGAGCTCGAGGGGCATCAGAGCTCCACGTCGGTCCCGCCGGCGAGCAGCGCGTTCAAGGGAACGTGCGTCGGGCCCGTGTAGCGCTGAGACGTGCCCGTCGAGCGGGTGAGCCCGAGCGTCGCGTGCTCGAGGTGCGCGATGAAGCGGCGGAGCCAGGCGTCGCGCTCCGGGCGGAGGACGGCGACCTCATCCATGCGCTCGTCCTTGAGCGCCAGGATGATCGCGTGCTCGAGGACGAGCAGCTCGTCGAAGGTGCGGGGCCAGAGCGCTTCGAGCTCCGTGTCGGCGGTGGCCGGGACTTCGGGTTGCTTGGAGTACCAGAACGTCAGGCCCGTCTCGATCGACTCCGCCGACTCACCGAGCGGGTCGAGGTCGTTGCCCGCGGAGAAGAAGACCTGCCCCCACTCGTAGACCGCCGGCGAGAAGGGATCGGCGTCGCGCTCGTCCAAGGGGACGATCTCGACCTTCTCCCCGTCGTCTTCGATCCGGAAGATCGACTCCGCATCATCCGGCCGCGGCCATCCCTCGAGCGCGGCCGAGAAGGGGATGTCCACGACCTTCCCGAAGAAGCTCGGGTTGACCCGCGCCGCGATCGTCCAGAAGACGGGGTAGTAGCGGTTGAACTGGCTGAGCAGCTCCGCCGCCGTCGCGATGATGCCTGGCTGGTTCTTCCGGTTCTTGGCGAGCGCGGCCGTGAAGATTTGGTTGGGCGTCATTACCACGTCTCCCGGATCCGAGAGAGCGTCGCGCCCTCACGCCGCTGGAGCTCGTCGATCCAGAGCGCTTCCGCGTCGAGCGCCTCCTGGAGGTACTCGCGCCGCGGCCGCGCGAGCTCCTTCTCGTTCATGCGCCGAGCGAAGAAGGCGCCGAGCCAGCTCACCACCACGTCCTCCGCCGTGATCGGCAGGATGAGCGGCTCGGCCAGGCCTGCGATCGCGGCCGGCGTGGGCGTGTAGGTGAACTCGACCCGGAGGACGTCGTTGTAGTCCTCGACGTGGCCCGTGAAGTGGAGCGTGCTCTCCACGAGATAAGCCGCCCGGCTGTTGACGTAGCGGTTCCGGTCGCCCCACCGGATGAGGTCCAGGTCGACGGGCTCGACGCACCCGCGCACGAACATATCGAGCGGCCGCTGGATCGCCGTGATCGGGAGCGGGCTCGCGACCGACTCCTCCGGGTCGACGAGCAGCTCGCCGGCGTCGAAGTCGGCGAGCGGGAACGTGACCACGTACGTCTCGACGTTCGAGGTCTCCTCATGCTTCGCCCACTCCCCCACGAGGCGCCGCTGGAGCCTCGATAGGAAGTTGATCGCCACCCGGTTCGGGTGGCGCTGCTGCGTGAAGCTGGGGTCCAGCTCACGCGCTTGGGCGATGATCTCCTCGGGGGTCACGGGGAGCTCAGCGAGCGAGCTTCGCGAGGAGCTTCGTCACCGACTCACGCGGCCCGCCGGGACGCTTGCCCTCGATCTCCGCGAGGAGCTCGAGCGCGCCCTTCCGCTGGCCGTCCGGGTGGCTCACCTCCGTCTCGATCGCGAGATCGAGCAGGTTCGGCTCCTTCTCGAGGATCTCGCCGAGGCGCACGATCGAGACGCGGCCCTTGCCCTGGACGAACGGGTTGCGAGGCTCGTCGTTGGCCTCACGCACCGGAGCGGCGACGGGCACGGGCACCCGGCCCCCCTTCCGCTTCCCGTACACGGTCGCCTCGCGCGTGCTGACCTTGTTCTTCGCCTGCTGCTCGAGCCACGCCTTCTTGCCGAGCTTCCTGACCCCGTACTGGACCTTCCGCGCGTCCGCCATGGTCTACCTCTGCCGTTTGTGGGACCCGCTCGAGCTCCGGGCGCCCTTGAATACGAAGCGGAAAGCCTCAGCCGCGACCTCCGCTGCCTGCTTGCCCCACTCCAGGATCCGACGCCGGTTGAGCGCGTCCATGGAGATCGCCGCCTTGAACTCCTTTTCGATCTGCTCCGCTGTCTTCGTGCGGAAGTTGTGGTCGCGGATGCGGAAGTCCTCGACGATCACGGAGAGGTCGTTGTCCTCGACCACGTAGAGCTCGACCGGCCGGAAGCCGGCCGCCATGATCTGCCGCATCTGAAACTCCCTGCCGAGCTCGACCTCCATCATCGCCCGCTCCGCCGGGTCGTTGATCGTCGAGCGCATCCCTGCGTATTTCGCCGCCGATGCGAGCTCCATCGGATCGCCAGCCTCCGGGTTCGGGGCCACGATCCCGAGCCACCAGCGCTTGCCCTCGAGGTGCACGAGCTCCGCGTGGGGGTCGATCGCCTTGAGAGCGCTCGCCACCTCCTCCGGAGCTCGCCCCGGTCCGAGGACTGGACCCTTCACGGCTCACGCCGGCGGCGCGTCGGAGTGCCGCATCGCGAGGAAGGCCTGCTTGGCCGAGTCCTCGAGGTGGATGAGCGCGTTGTTGAGCAGCTTCCCATCGGGCACGACGGCCACGAGCTCGGTCGCGAGCTCGCGGTAGAGGATGGTCAAGGCGTCGATCTCGGCCTGTGTCGCCGCCACGCCTGCCTGCCCGGAGTACGCGACTGCGATGTACTCGGCGCTGGTGCGGTCCATGGTGATTCCTCTTCGGTTCGGGTTGATCGTGCTTGGGAGTGGCCCCGGGGGCGGGCTGTCAGCCGGGCCCCGGGGACCGCTCCGCTCCGCTTAGACCGACTCCGCCGGGATCGACTCCGCCGGCGACATGAAGCCCTCGAGCCGCCAACAACGCTGCGGGCTCTTGATGCCGATCTCGCCGTGAGCCGTCCCGTAGGCGTAGAAAGCATCCTTACGGCCAGTGGAGTCCGTGACCTGGCGCCAGAGGCTCCCGGTCGTGTCGTCCCACTGGAACTCATGGAGCAGGAACTTCCGGAAGACGTCCTTCTGGAGCCCGAAGACCAACGTGCTCGGGAGCTTCCTCGCCGTCCGGAACTCGACGGTGCGCGTGCCACCGAAGAGCATCGTGATCCCCTTCCGCCCAGCCGTGTAGGCCCGAGGGTCGTTGACCACGCGGTCCGCCTTGATCTCCGTCCACACGGCGTCGAAGGCCTCGTCGCTCATGACGATCATGTCGACCTTGCCGCCGCCGCGGTGGCGCGCCTGACGATCCGTTTGGATCATCGCGAACTCGGTCAGGTCCGCGCCCGCGAGGTCCCGCACGTACGAGCGGAACCACAGATGCACGTTCCTGTCGATGTTCTGGAGCGTCTGCACGATGTCCCCGTCGTCGACGAGACCGAGCAGGCCCATCATGTCCTTTCCGGCGGAATTATCCGCGGCGTCACCCTCGAAGAGGTAGTCGCCATCCACCAGGTCGGCCACGCTGTTGAGCTGGAGCGCGTTGTTGTCCCAATCGAGCTGGTCCACGGTGTAGGCCGTGGCGCGCGGAGCAGACCCGTCGATGTTCGGCGACGCCCGGAGGCGGAGCCCACGACGGAACTGCATCAGCTCGTGATCGAAGCCGGCGACGCCGAGCGTCGACCCGACTACGACCGGATTGGAGATCACGGTCTCGTTCACCCGTGCCCGGATGCCCGAACCGTCGCCGACGAGCTGACGATCCATTTCGTCGACGAGACCCTCCTTGAAGAGGGGGAACTGCTCGTCAGACCAGGTGAGGAAGGCAGCCTTGTCCCTCTTGATTTTCTTGAGGACCTCGGCCGTCTCCTCGAGGGAGCCGACGATCTTCTTGAGCGTGATCCGGCTGTTCTCCGCCTTGGCGCTGTTCGCCTCGGGGATGTAGCCGTTTTCGCCACGAGATCCCCAGGATCCGGGCGATTGGTAGAGCTGGCTCGTCTCGAACCAGCGGCCTTCGGGGCCCTGTTTGACTTCGCCTTCCGGCATGAAGTCCATGAGCTCCGTGTCATAGACCGTCTCCGAGATCACTGTGTCGTCGAAGACGATCTTCATGAGCTCCGTGTAGTCCTCGGTCGTGGCCGTGTCCCCGATGAGGAAGGGGAGCGCGAGCAACGCGCTCGGTGCGAACCCGAGCAACGCCGCAACGCACAGTCCGAGGCCCACGAAGAGCTTTTGGCGCTGCTTCATGGGGATGCTTCTCCCAAGGTGTAAGGGCGTGAATGGCACGCCCGCCGGCTCAGGGCTTCGGTGCCTTCTCCGGCAATCCGAGCGCCCTGGACAGGCGGTTGCGCCGGTCCGTGTACGTCTCGCCCGGGACCTTGGTGAAGCCGGCCGGAGCTGCGGAGCCTGCACCCCCTGGGGTGGTGGCTGCGCCCTTCCGGCGCCTCATTCGTTCCCGGACGTCCGGCGCCTTGCCCTTCACGGCCGCGGGCTTCTTGCCGGGGGCCTTCGGGGGGGTGACACCGGACGCACTACGCTCCCCGTTCTTCGTTGGGGAGATCCCGAAAAACTCGAGCACGCCAAGCTCGCCGAGGAGCTCGGGGACCTTGGCCGGGTCGAGTGTCGTCTGCTTTGTCGCCTTGAGGTGCGCGTTGAGCTCCGCCGCGGCCTGCATGGAGAACATCTTGGCCTTCTTCGGATCGTAGTCGTCCGGGAGGACCGAGCGAATCGCCGCGCCGATGTCGCGGATGAGGTCCTGCGTCTTCGCCACTGTCGCGCTCGAGCGCGTGCGCTCCCGCTCGGCCTTGAGCCGCTTGTTCTCGGCGTCCGTGCGTTGGGTGACCCTCGAATTGGGGTCACGCGCCCAAGTGTTGATCTTGCGGACGAGCTTGTCGAAGTGCTCTTCCTCGAGCTCCAGGAGGAGCGCCTCGACGACCGAGCTCCGGACCGTGGGGGCGACCGTCTCCATGAGGAAGGCGGCCGGGTCGGCCTCCATCGCCTCGTAGATCCCGTCGAGGTCGGCCTTGTCCTTCTGCACGTCGGCGATCGCGTCCTCGTACTCACGCCGGTACATCGCCCCGTTTCGGAGCTGATTCAGCCGCTCGACCGCATCCGCGGGGTCGATACCAGCCGCCTCGAGCGCCGCGATGTCGAGCGGGAGCTCGAAGTCCTCCTCGCCCGCCTTACGGGCGGGGAGCGAGACGACCACGAAGTCGTCGTCGTCGCCCCCCGCCTCTCCGGCTGCACCAGCTTCCGCACCTTCCGCCTCGCCGCCGGCACCCTCGCCGGCGGCCTCTCCGGGTAGCTCGTCGCCCGTCTCGACCCCTTCCTCTTCCTCGCCCGCGGCCGCGGCGGCCGGAGGAGGAGGTGGAGCTCCACCCGCGGCCTTCGCGGCCTCCTCCGTGGCGAGCTCCTCGCGGAGCTTCGCCATCTTCGCCTCGAACGGCCGGAGCTCCTCGGCCGGCG